CGCCTATGGCCCCCTGACCCCCCGTTCCGCGCCTTCCCTGGAACATCTGCTGGCGGCGCGGCCCGAACACGGCGCCCGCCGACCCCATCAGGGACGCCATCATCGACGGGGCCCACCCGGCTCCGCCGGCCAAGCCCGCCTGCGCGGCGCCACCTACCCCGCCGGCGATGGACTGCGCGCGGGTCACGGCCGGGGAACCGGTCCTGTGGTCCGGAGGGGCGGTCCCGCGCGTACCGCCGCCCGGGGCCCCTCCCGGCATCCCGCCGCCCATCGCGATGGTACGGGCCGACGCGTGGAGGCGATCGAGCCGGCGTTGGAGGGCGTCTACCTTGGCAACGGCCTTCTTGTCGTCGAGGTCTACCTCGATAACGTCGCGGTTCCTATTCTCCGCCAAAGAACTTCTCCTCCCACCCCCGGACCAGCGGGTCGTCCCCGACGACGTCGTCGACCCCGACGTTGTCCAGGTCTATCTGCCTCCAGCTCTCGTCGTCCAACCTTAGCAAGGCGGCCTCCACCAGCTCCGCCGGGCCTAGGTCGGGCACCAGCGGGTTACTCTCCGACGGCGGCAGGGGGTGCTGTGTCAGCAAAGGGCGAAACAACCTCCACGCCCCACCGCTCCTCGCTTGTCTCACCCTCCGGATCGTCTCCTTGAAAGTAGCGGAGCTCGTGCTCCTGCACCTCCTTAAAAAGCACGAGTGCCAGTACCGGATTCTCCCCCATCGCCTCCCACAGCCACCCGGGCACGTTCCGCAGCTGCTGGGAACAGTTGGCGACGGCGGCGATGTGCTGCCTCACGTCGGGCGGCAGGTTCTCCCACGGCCCGCCGGCCATCTGGTTCATCATCAGGTAGGTAGCGCGCCGCTCGCTATCGCTCATGATGCGGCTGGTAACGTCGGCCTTCATCCGAACCCCGCTCTTGGGATTTCGGTAGGAGACCTTCAGGATCACCTCCCGCGGGGTTAGCTTCCTGTCGGACGGCCTCCTATCTACGGACGCACGGGCGGCGTTAGCCATCTCCCGAAGGTCGGGGGCGGGCCTGGGGGTTGGATATTCCTGCTTACGCATCGTACTCATCGAACATCCGGCGGCCGCGGAACGTAGCGTTGGTGGTCATGAGGCTCCCGCGGTCTATGCGCCACGTGAGCGTCTCCGGAACGAGCCCCTCCACCTTCCAGATCGGGCGGTCCTCGATATCGTCGAAGACGATCAGCGTGAGCGGGGTCTCCTGGAAGGCTATGAGGTCCGCGGTGTCGCCTCGCGGCCACACACCCTGCTCCCGGAGCGACGCCAGCGACAGGCGCACGGAGTCGAGCGTCGCCGTAACCACGACGGCTACCGGTTCGTGCTCCTTGACGTACGCATCGCCGAGCGCCTCCACGGGTATCTGTGTAATGGTCTCGGTCGCCGATACGCCGGTAGCGTAGCCTACCTCTTTACCGTCGATGAGGGCCAGGGCCCTAGCTCCCCCGATAGACCGTCCCACGGTTCACCTCCGATCAGGCGTTGAACGGCGTCCGGGCCGCCGTAACGTTGTACTCGATGAAGTTGATCGGTTCGACCGGTGCCACCGTCGCGTTGACGCGCCACCGGTCCCCGAGGTCCTCCGCGGTAACGGAGTCCTCCTTGAAGTCCTTGATGACCCCCTCCAGTACCTGTAGCCGCAGGTCGGCGCGGGTCTCGGTCTCGATGCGGCCCCGGGTCTGCTTGAAACCGGGGTCCCCGATCAGCAGGTCCAACCGGTTCCGTACGCTCCGGACGCTAGTGTTTAACGATTCGTTCGCCGAGACCTCGCTCCAGATCGGGTTGTCGTCCAGCAGGTGCGTGGTCACCGACCTCTCGATACGGAGCCCGATTCGGGGGGCGCGGGTCACTATGACCAGCCCGTTGGCGATCATTTCGTCGGCGTCCTCGTTGGCGTCCCAGCTCGAGTCGCTGCGGACTCCCAAGAGGTTCGGTACCTTCCTAGTCATCGGTACCCCGACGTCCGTTCCGGCCTGGATCCCTGCGCACATGGTGGCCAGGTAGAGCGGGTCGGCCCACTCCACCAGACCGCTAGCGCGGCGTACCTGCGCCTCCTGACCGACCAGGGCGCAGTGTCGCGTGTTTAGGTTAAGCGTCCGCGTGAACAGCTGCGACTTGGTCTCCCCCGCCGCGGCCGCCAACCAAGCACACCGTTCGTTGGCACCCGCGCCGGCCATCTTGACGCAGTGCGCGCGGACCGCATCGTGCAACCCGGCGTCGGTGGTCAGCGGCAACACGATCTGTACGTCCTCCTGTTCGAGAGCCACCAGCGCGGCCTCCCAGTCGGACAAAGAACCGGCCGTGTAACCGCCACCGGACAGGTACACGGGTACGGCCAGCGCTACCGGTGCCTCCCCAGCCCCCGCCGACCGCGCGGTCGATACCAGAGCGGAGTTGACGTTCAGGTAGTCCACGATAAACTTGAGGTCGGCCCGGATGTTGGCCGTCGTCCCGTTGATAGAGGTCGCCGTTAGGTAGTCTAGCTCGTCGGTGGGTACTGCCGGTGCCTTTGGACTCTGGAACGTGGCGTGGTAACCGCGCGACGCGAACCCGTTGATGGTCGCCTGAACCTCGGTGAGCGTCGGGTACGACGCCGCCAGCAGGTCGAACGCGTCCACCACCAGCTCCACCGTGGGCGTAGTAACGTCGGTCGTGGCCCACGTAACCTGCGTTACGTCGGAGAACGCGCCGGTGGTGGTCTTCTGGGTGACCCCGTCGGCGGTTATCCACGTCAAGACCTCCTGTAGCGGTGCGCCCGTAGCCTTATTAACCCCGTCGATCGTCAGGGTGTGGGTCTCGCCGGCCCCGGCCGCCAGGCTTGGGGTGGCGGCGATCGTCCCGCTCCACGCTAGCTTGGTGATGTCGAAGGGGCCACCGGCGTCCTGGTTGACGCCGAGCGCGATACCGCTCTTCGCCTGTAGGATGTTTACCTCAGTGGCCGTAACCGACAACTCCACCAGCGTTGCCTCCCCGCCGTCGTACTCCACCTCCAAGAGCACACCGGACCCGAGACCGACGAACTCCTCCGTCGAGTAACCGGGGCGGCCTATGGTGAAGTCGCGCAGGGTCGCGTCGACCGCGTTGTTCTCGACGAACAGCGACGTCTGGTTCCCCTCGAACCCGGAGACGAGCGAGGTTACCACCATCGCGGCGATCGGCGTCGACTCCAGCAACGTGTGCGCGGCGGCCGTAGTGGGAGCAGCGTTGCAGACGATCACGGCGGACGGACCACCGCGCACGCGGTCGTCCCTGGCCGGGGTGTAGAGGAACCGTACGATGTCCGCCCAGAACGGGTCGTTCGGGGCCAGGTCCGCCATGGAGCGTGGCGTGTTGACCTGGACCGGGTCAGCCTCCTCGAGGAACGGCAGGTCGCCGATTACGGCGACCCTGTTGATCGTCAGGACGCGCCCGGCTAGTGACGAAGCGTCTACCTTTCCGTACACGCCGGGACGGTAGGTTGTTCGCCCGTCAACGTTGATCGCGGTTGGCATAGCTTAGCTCCCCGATTCGGGTTCGATTCCGCCCCTGTAACCGTCTACCGTAATGTCCGAGGCGGCCACCAGGAGGCCCTTAGCCTCCAGGTCCACCCCGGTCGACTGAATGTGCGTTATGGCGGACCAGCGGGACGTCTGGCCGTACATCCCGGGTCCCTCGTGCAGCAACTGCTCTTCTGGGCTAAGGTCGCCGCCCCCAAGGTAGCGAACGTCGGCGTAGCCCAACCCCAGCAGGAAGGGGGTGGCGTCCATCATCAGGGCCCGCACCACCACCCGAAGGGCCCTGGTAAGCTGCGGGTGCGGGGCGTCGATACCGACGGTAACCACCTGCTCGACGATCATCTCGCGGTACCACTTGCCCCCCTCGGCCCTACCGAAGTCCCCCAGCGCCTGGGAGTCTACCGGCGTATCGCTGAGCTGGATCCCGATAACGGGTTTCTCCGGCGGGTCGAAGGTCCAGCTGGGGCGTACCTCGACCCCCAACTCGACCAGCTTCGCGTGCCAGGCCTCCAGCATCTCGTCCTCTACCAGCTGCTCCCCGCCCGGCTCCCTGAAAAGCGTCTTGAAGTCGGTAAGGGAACCGGACAGCTGCGACCAACCGTTCTGTAGGACGGTTACGACGTGCAGGTCGAAGATACCCGCCATCAGCCGAGCCCCCTTATGACCTGGGGCATCCTGGTAGCTACCCGCCTCAGGATGTGCCTGGCCCCGATACCGGGATGCCTCCACGGGCGGCCGCGTTCCGATACCGTCCTGAAGCTAACGTACCGCGACCGGACCCCGCCCGGTCTGCGGACGCGGTACACCCCGGCGGGGCTCCTCTCGCCCCAGACCGTGACGACCTTCCGGTACGCCGGGTTCAGGTAGGGCGCCCGCGCGGGGGCAGTACCTACCCTGATAGAGGCCGTCAGCTGCCGCGCCGCGCCGTACTCCGCCACCGACATACCCCTAGTTAGGTGGCGGAACGGTATCGACGCGTACAGGTGTCCATCCTTGGCCCGGCGGACGTTTTTAAACCGCGAGAGACGCGACCGCACATCGTACCCGCGCGACCCGAACTCGATTATCGTAGGAAGACCGGGGGCCAGCTTGAACAGCAACCTCGGCCTGTCCCGGACCGACCGGTCGATCGATACCGACATCCCGCGTAGGTACGCCCCGAGCGACGAGTTCAGGGTGCGCTTGGCCTCCTCCCGCCACGTTCTGGCTGCCGCCAGGGCTACCGCCCGCAGTCTGTCCTGCCGGTTGGCGTGCGATACCCTGAGGGCGTACGCTAGCTTTAGGGGCCTAGGCACAGGGGTCCTCCTCTATGCCTATGCCGCGGTGCCGTAGGAAGATCCGGCGACAGTCGACGTGCACGGGTAGCACCTGGAACTGCTCCGCTACGCTCTTGCGGACCGAGTATTGGGCTCTCAGAACGTGGGGGAAGTTCCACACCACGTACACGGGGTTGGTGAAGTACTTCATCGAGTACCGCTCGCCCACGGTAGGGGCACTGCCCAGACCGTCCCCCAGGGTCCAATCAATGTCGCCGGCGGCAGTAACCTCGAAGTCGGTCCCTTCCACCAACGGATCCGGGTACAGCGTACCCTCGTCGTCGGCCACCCGACAGTAGGTAACCCCAACGTCTACCGGAACCGGGGTCACCTGGTCCGCGCCCCCGCCCGTGAACATGTTCTCCGGGGTGGCCACCGGGTGCCGCAGCTGCTCCACGGTGGCGGCCGTCCGGACGCCGATCTCGTCCTCCACCACCGTGGCGTCCACTAGCGTGATCCTGTCGAACTTCGCGGGCTTGTTCTCGGGGAACCACGTTACCCGCACCATCTGGTCGGCGTACTCCCCGTACTGCCGGAACATAGCGGCCTGCCTGGTGGCCCCCTGTACCATGACGCGCGTCGACTGGGCAGAGTGGTACAGGATACCGTTCCCCCGACATTCGGAACAGTCCGTCCTACCCTCGAAGCTGTACCCCGTGAGGCCTCCAGCGTTCACGTTCCCGATACACGGGCACAGCGCGTGCTGCTCCCACTTCGCCACCAGCGACCGGTGCACCAGGAACCGGCGTATCCCGGCCAGGTCCAGGTCGACCCGGGCCCGCTGCAGGCTCTTCGGGTATAGTAGGGGAAACTTCACAGGGCGAACATCCTAACCGGACGGTACTTCCGCTTGCTCGTCTCCATGTGCGACTGGAGGCGCTTCTGGTAGCTTATCATGCGGGCACCGTACCCGCTGTTCTCCACCCCCGACGTGGTACCGATCGATTGCGATATCCCGTCCACCGAGATAGACAGGGTGCTGATACCGGCCCCTATGATGAGGTCGCCGGCGGTGTCGAGCGGCAGCAGGGCGGCCACCAACCCGACCATGTCTAAGATACTGTGCGGGTAGTCGAGGAGCGTTAGCGTAGCGTCGGCCCAGGTCTTCTTCCACTCGAGGTCGACCACGAGCGTCGTTCCATCGGTTACCTCGTGTATTCTACGAACCTCGTCCCCGACCTTTACGTACTGCCCCTTCCTTAGGATCGTGGACACCTCGTAAACGGCCTCCTCGTCTCCGTTCACGACTTCCAAGAAATCCGTACCGGTCCCGGTAAGGCACCGGTCCCCGACCTTCGCGGTTACCGTACCCGTAACGTCGTGCTCGAAACCGGCTACGTAGTCCAACCACAGCCACCGCGGTGTGTACGGTCGGACCGTCAGGACGTCGGCGGCCAGGATCGGGATACCACCGCTGTAACTCCACCCCTCCAACCCCTCGGGACCGGGCAATATCTGCACCTGCCCCGCCAGGGAAGAACTCACGTGCATCCACGACCGCGGGAAGGTAGTTTTCTGGAAGGCCCCGAACCTTACCCCTCCCCGCAGAACGGACCGTACGGGGCGGTGGTCGGCGTGCAGTAGGTACCAGGTCTCGTTCTCCCAGTCGGAGACGTCGTGGCGCTCGAACGGGTACCGGAGGTTACCGTCTAGGACGACGTCTAGTTCCTCCGATACGGCATCGATCGCTGCATCGCGGGAATGCTCGAACAAGGAATCGGGGTAGGGGTCGTCCTCGTCACCGGTCAAGTTGATACCGAACAGGTAGTTGTCGATCATCCACTGTTTAGTAATGATGTCTGAGATCGACAACTCGTACCCCTCAAACCATAAGGGGAGGGCGAAACCCCCTACCCCCCTTATGGTTTTTTACGGCAACAACTGATACATGAACCATAGGGAACCTGCACCGGCTGTCAGTTGGTCTCCATTGGCGCCGGTCAACTTGAGGGTAGCCGTGATCTCTGTCGCTACCGATCTTACTTGAGTTGTCCCCCCGGCAGCACTAGTAATGATCGTGCCCTTAGCACCGATCGCAGCACCCTTGTAGCCCAGCCCAGCTCCGACAAAGACATTCTGCGGGAGCACCAAAGAATCCGTATCGGGGACATCGGTTTCACCCAACTCAAGGGTTGCGGCCGACACGGCACCCCCTGCAAATTCTTCAGTCAGTTTGAACAGCGCATCCTTAAAAATGATCGGATTGACAGGTCCCGGTGTCCCAAACGCCTTCGTGATATTCAACGCGGCTGCGTTGAAATCCCCAAACGTAAAGTCCCACCTCCTCACACGGATCGCAAAGTCGGCAGCCTGTACACGTTCACCGATCTTCCAATACCGGAAGTTCTGATCCGCACCTTCAAGGCGCACAACCTCGTTATCCGTTAGCGGTCTATCGCTGTCAATCAACGGCCAGGTCATCCGTCCACCTCCTCCTCTTCGTCCGCGTCAAGGAGCGCCTCGATGAGGTCCTCCCTCTTGTTGCTGTCCGGCTCGAGACCCCTCTCCTTAACCAGGGCGCGTAGCTCCTGGTAGCTGAGGTCGGTATAGACCGCTCCGGGTTCCGTAACTTCCTCGGCATCCCAGACGAAGTCCGGGTGCCCTTCGCAGTACGCGGCGTCCCCTCCCCCCGGTTGGGGAGAGAGGTAACCGTCACCACCCACCGCGTACGCGGTACGGCAGACGACGACGGTGTGGCCGCGGAGGTACATAGACTTGTGTCTCCACGCCCCCACAACTCACCTCACAGCGACCGCGCGACGTTATCGATGACCCACGCCTTGGTCGCGACCTTCAGGTACAGCGTCCCGAAGAGCATGAGCAGGAACGGGACCGTAGTCTTGACCTGGGCCAGCGGCCGTCGAACGAAGTCGAGCAGCTGGTCCCACTCGACGACGTCGGGCGTGTTCTGCAGCAGGTAGATCTGGCTGCAACCGGTACGGTGTTCGTTGAGGTCGGAGATGACGGTGTCCACACCGAACGCCGCCCTCGGGAAGCTCCACATGTACTGAGCGGTACCGGCAGCTCCCCCCGGAGTGGACCGGAACACCCTGTAGTACCTGACGCTGTTGTTCTCCTCACCCTCAACCGGGATGGCGTTGTCGGTGATGGTGATATCCACCGACTCCCCGGCCGCGACGGCCACGCCGGCCGAGTTAACCGGGGCGGTAATGCCGCCGTCACCTACCGCGACCACACGGTAGATGTAGGTACCGGCATCGTCGGCGTAGAACTTCGAACCGACCGTGGCGCCCGGGTTTACCGCCGAAGCGATAACGGGCGCCGCCGGTGCGTAGGTACCGGCGGCGGCGGCGTTGGGCAACCGCTGGTAGAACATCAGCGGCATGGGTTCGATCTTGATCTCGCCGTAGGGGCCCACGACGAACAGCTCGCGATGACCGAAGGCGATCTGGCCGCCAGCCTGCCGCACCTTGACCTGGTCGTGGCGACCGTGGGCGGTCGCCTGATTGGACAGGGTCTGCCACACCTCCGGCTCGACCATGATGGTCGTCGGGTAGGCGAAGTTGGGGTGCGCGGCCAGGCCACCGAGAACCTCGACGAGCAACTGGAACGTGGCGGGCTTCCCCTCGAGGTCGGTATAGTTGTTCGCGGCACCGGTCCGGATCTGCTTGTACAGGCCGTCGAAGGATAGCGCCGAGAGGTTCGAATCGGCCAGGAACAGCTGCCTCTCGAGCTTACCGAGCAGGGACAGAGTGCCGTCCTGCGTCCGCTGCGCGAGTGCAGATCGGTTGACGCCCGTGATCCCGACCATGGTACCGACGTCGGTGATCTCGATGTGCTCGTCGAGGAACTTCACCCGGACGGTCTGGCGGGCGTACGTGGCCTCGCTCTTCGGACCGACGCCGCCCTCCCCGATCCACGGGTCCAGGTCCATGTTTCCGTGGGACTGGACGACGCTCGACTCGTACAGCGTCGAGGTAATGGGTACCTTCTTAAGCGTCGGCCAGAACTTGATGTGCTTGTTGAGGAACGTCGACGAATCGAGCGTCGGCTGGATCGACTGCGGAACCAGCGGGGCCAGCTCGGTCCCGGCACCGCTGACGAAGGGGACGCCCTGCTGCGGGTACCCGACGCCGCCCTTGGTGAAGCGTTGGGCGTTGGCGCGCAGCGCCTTGTTGAGCTCCCTAAGGGTACCGATCGAGACCTCCTGGCCCGCGATCGACTGGAGCGCGTTTAGCGGGTTCATATCCGCACCTCCCTACAGCCCGATGCCGTACGCTTCGGCAACCTCGCTGGGGTTACCGTGGGTATCGATGTCGGCGATGGCCCGCCCCAGGTCCCACTTCCTCTCGTCGGCGGTCTCCGGGTTTTGGATCTCGTCCATCGCGGCCTTGATGATGCGGTTCCTCTCCCCGGCGGCCTTGGCTACCGTCGCGGCATCCTTTTCGCCCGGGGACGGTTCGGCAACCGCCAAACCGGTAACCGAACGCGGTGGAACAGGGGAACCGAGGGCAGCACTCAGGCCCCCGACCTGGGTTGCGAGTTCGTGGTTCTGGCTCACCAGGTGCTGGATGCCCTTGGTGAGCTGCTCGGTAAGGCGACCGACCGCCACCAATCCCTTGGCGAGCGAGTCGTGCCGGGACCCTAGCTCCTGCACGGCACGCTGAGTGGTCGATGCCGACTTCTGCAACCCCTCCATGAGGTCCGTTACGTCGACGAAGTCGTCGTCCGAGGGCGGGGGAGCCGGTTTCCCGCCGGACTTCCGCAAGCCATCAAGCCCCTCGCTGAGGGTTTCGAGGGCGGCGTCGAATTCGTCCTCGGAGATGACGCCGCCGATATCGTCCTCGACGCCGCCGGACTCGATACGGCCCTTGACGATCTCGTCGATCTTATCGTCGCCGAAACCCGCGTCGCGGAGGGCTCGGCGGAGCTCGCTCGCCTTCATACCTTTACTCCCTTCATCTTAGAGACGATCTCCTCAACGAGCCCCATACCCTGGGACCACGATAGGAACGGAAACTTCTTGAGGACCTTGACGACCATGAGGTCGCGGGTCATCCCGACGGTGGTAGGCCCGCCGCCCTGCAGGCTCTGCGGGACCAGCTTCTCGAGACCGCCGGTACCCACGGCAGCCTCTCCCTGCTGCGGGTACCCGACCCCCTCGGCCCTGAATAACCAGGGTAGCGGGTACGGGACCTGGTAGCCGCCCCCAAACATGGAGGCGGCCAGCGGCTCGAACCACGAGTCGCGGTTCTTCGGAGCCGCACTGACCGCTACCGAGACCACCCTTGCCTTGGTAATACGCTTCCCCTGACGACCGCCGGGCAACACCTTCCCCTCGATGCTAAAACCCAGGCGACGGTGGCCACCGGCCTTCTTGAGGGACAGGGACTTCTCGTAGATCTTCTTACCGAGCTCGTCGTCCAGGAGCAGCAGCCCCTCGATATCGGTGGCCTTAAAGACCTTACCGTCCTTCTCGACGGTGGTGGGGGACACGTCGGTCGGGTGGCCAACGATGTTCATCACCCCGAGCGGGTGCTCGTAGGTGATGAACCCGTGGGACTTGAAGTACCCCCACTCGAGCCCGTCCTGATCTACGAAATCGCCGTCCTCGTCCTCGCGTTCGCTGGTAGCGACACCCTTAATGAGACCGTCCGGGGAATCCGGCCCCGCCTTAACTAGGTCGAAGGGGGTCCAAACCTCGAAGTCTGAACCCGACCTGGAGGAGAGTTGACCTACCACCATACCGTACCCTGAAAAATTGAGGGGCGCAACCAACCTAACGTTGGCGCGCCCCTCAAGAGCCTAGTTCGATTCTCTGGCTTGTACGTTCGGAGCGGGGGGCTCCACGTTCCCCGGGACGCCACGCCCGAGATACGGTACCGCAATTAAAGCACGGTTACACGTATAGAGTCAAGTATCTGACTGCAGGCGCAGCGGGAGGCGGGTACTGCGCCTACAGTGGTGGCAGTTTACCTCAACCTCACCGGTGGCCAGGGAGACGGCCACCAGCCGCGACCTACAGTGGATCTTCAACTTACCGCCCTTAACCACGGACAGTACCGTCCCGCAATGCTGGCACCGTACCTCCCTCACTTTACCAGGTTCCACGATGCGTCGAAACGGTAACCGGGCGGTACCACGACCGTTCCGCAACGGCAGTTAGCGTGCAACGGATACAGCGTGGCCAGCCACTGGTCCGGCTTCCTACCGTGGTTGGTACCGTTGGCTAGGAGCGCGGACAGCGCCCAGACCTTCGGGCGCCCGGACGCGTCCAGGTAGAGGCGCAGGCAGTGTTCGCAGGTCCTACCGTCCCTCTCCGGAACCCTAGCTACGCGGGCAGACGGACCGTATTTAGCGGCACCGGCGGCCGCCACCGCCTCGTTGTGGGCCGCCTGAAGCTCGGTACGGGCGACCCGCAACCAGTCCCTCTCGAAACCGACGAACGCACCCGACAAGGCAGCCATCAGTTGTCCACGGTGCCAACCTCGGGACCGCGCCCTGTCGACCAGCTCCCGTATCGTCCCGCGGGCCTCCGTAGATAGGTTGGTGACGAGGGTACCGACGCGAGAGCGGGACTCCCCCCAGGTTAGGGCCTCCTGCTTCGTCAACCGGTCCGGGGCCCCGGAAGGGTCCTCGAGTAGGTCGGACGTACCGCCTATGACGCTACCTATCCAGTCCCCGGCCGACTTCCTAACCGGACGGGACGCCATCTCACCGTTTACGGCCTCGGTCCACCTACTGCGGGACCACCGCCTCATGGTGGGGTGGTTACCGGGGTCGGCCGCCACCATGACGGTACCGGTAACGGCGGCGTACGCCCACACGTCCAGCGGCGGGTCGGTACCGGGGACCAGGTAACCCAGGACGTCCGAACGCCAGGCCGACAGGTAACGCTCCACCAGTTCCTCGGCCCGGTGCGGGTCCACGTTCTACCCCTCCCGGTACCCCGATAGCAGCTCGTCGCGGATGCTCCGCAGGCGGCGCCGGAAGGAGGCGGATAGCTCCTCCCGGATGTCCTCCAAGACGTCCACCTCGCCATCCTGCCGGGCCCCGGCCTTGGACAGGTTACCGCTCAGCAGACCGCGGGCGAGCGACCGGAAGGCCACCTCCAACTTCCCGAGGAGCTCCTCCGGCGGTCGGTTCCACTCGCCGGAGACGGTCTGCTCGATCCGTACCCTCACACCGACACCGCCAGTACGTCCCCGGGACCGCGGACGACCGGTACCCATTTATCCCCGGAACGGTAGGCGGACAGGTCCAGGCGGCGGTCGTCCACCGCCGATGACAGGCCCTTCTCGAGCTCCTCCCACAGCTCCGCGTAGGAGGTTGCCCTCTGCAGGCGCCCCCCGGAGGAGAACCCGAACGCCTCGCCCTCTCCGAATTCCTCCCCACCCTCGACCTCCCCACCCTCGACCTCCCCACCCTCGGGTGGGTTGAACAGGCCCATCGTCATAGCGGCCTGCAGGTAGTTCGGGTTCATGATCATGTCGCCCAGGGGACCCGGTATGGGTTCCTCATCGTGCTCCGCCCGCACCTCGTTAACCCTCATGTAGTTGGTAAGGCGCTTGATGTCGAGGTCGACCTTCTGGTCCTCCGGCATCGAGTCGAACCCGCCGAACTCCAAGGACAGGTCCTCGTACATGGGCCAGACGATTACCTCGTTCAGCCAGCTAGCCACCGACCGCAGCAGCGGCCGCAAGCCGCGCTCCCTGGACAGCAGCACCCGCTGGGCGGGTCCGGCCTGCTGCAGGGCAGACGTCTGCCCCTCGGAACCGAACACGAAGCCGAGCTCGGCCGGGTCTATCTGGTAGACGGCGCAGGCCACCTTCATCAGCCAGTTGATCCAGTTCGAGAACTCCATCTCCTTGTTCGTGTGCCCGAGCGAGACGGACTTGAGCTCCTCCTTCAGCTTCGGGTCCAGCTGGATTATGGGGACCCTGCGGCTGTTGGCGACCCCGGACAGCATGGACGTAACCGACCGCCGGAACGCCCGGAAGCTGTCGTCGGTCATGTTCGACATGAGCGCCAGGATGGTAGACGAGTGGATACCGCTGGTGAAGTTAACCGCGTTGAACGTCTCCGCGTTCAGCAGGCTCGTCACGACGGTAACGATCTCCTCGTTCTCCGGGAAGCCGTAACCGGCTATCGGAAGCCAAGTCCTGGGCCTGCGGATACCCCACCCCATCTCGCTGCGGGCGTACTCGTTTACGATGGACTGCCGGTTGGGATCGACCTGTACGTAGGAAACCTTCTCAGGGTCCCACGTTCCGCGTTCGATGGCCTCCTCGCTGGGCTTAGCCCGCCGGATCGTGGAAGCGTCCACCGCGATGAACCCCCACGGCTTACCCTTCCGGTCGAAGATGGGTTCGAAGTTACCCTGGTCGTACGCCAGGGAGTCCCGCATCAGCATGCGCAGGAACGACTCGAACCCACCGGACTGGTACCGGCCGCCGGCACGCTGCACCACCACCATTACCTCGGCCATGGCGCGTTTAACGGCCGGGGTAGGCTTCGCCCCCCGGTCCCGCATCACGATGCGGGACCCCAAGCTGTACGGGGACCGCTGCGGTTCGGCGCACTCCGCCACCTGCTGGATGCGCGTCTGGTGGACGGCGCCCACAACCGGTACACGGGACATGGCCGTAAGGGTACCATAGGTAAACCCGAGGGTACCGGGGTGAACCTCCCCAGGAACGTCGCCGGAGTACGACCAGCGGATGTGCATAGGGTCGAAGAGCCAGGAGCGGGGGGCCTCCTCCTCACCGGCCAGGTCCACCCTGACCGCCTTGGAGACGTCCTCGCCCTCCTCGCCGGACGCCAACCCGCGCAGGGTCCAAGCGGGGTGGTCTGGGGTAACCGGGTCCGATCCCGCGGCGACCGCGTTAAGGTACGGGTCCTCACGTACCCGCTCTCCCACCACCAGGTCGGTTAACCAACCCACGGATCAGTCCTCCCGGGGTACCCCGTACGTGACGGGCCAGTAACCGCAGTACGGGTCGTAAACCGACCCGGGGACGGGCGTACTACAGTAAGGGAAGGCCTTAACGAGGTTAGCCTGGGGGTGAGCCTTCTTGCTCTTCTCCTTCCGGTCCACGGTACCGTACGTCGTCATGGGCGCCGACTCGCCGGTTTCGAAGTTGACCCTCCACTTGATCGGCTCACGCCGTCCGTACATCTGGTCGTACTTCTCGGCGAACGCTCGGGCCTTCTCTTCGAGGGCCGCCTTATCGCCCTTGGGGGTCTGCCACCCGCCCTTGTCGTGGTCGTACAGCTTCTGGATGCTGACGTTGTTCAGGTAGGAGAGGCGCACGCCGTGCTCCGCCTTAACCTGCTCGTTGATCTTCGTAGCCTCCTTCTCGAGCTCGGCCTTCTCCTCCTGCGACGGTTCTTTCCACCCGGGGATGGAGTAGTCCGGTTTCTCCTTCTTCGGCTTCCCAGTCTTGCTCTGGGCACGCTTGTGCTTGTTGGTGGAGTCTTCGTACGCCTCAGCAAAGGGAGAGTCCCACCCACCACGGATGTGCTCCCCCTCCTCGATACCGTGGGTCATGTCCCCGTGGGCGTCCTGACCGTGCTTCCGGGTGAACCCCTCGCCGTGCTTCCTCTTGGCGGCTTTGACGTCGGCCAGGGCCTCCTTCATCTCCTCAAGGTGCTCGCCGACGGTATCGTGGTGGGGCTTCCCCTCCTGCGTGGCGGCCGTCTTCTTGTGCTGCGCCTCCACCTCCTTGATGTACTTACCCATCCGGCGAGTGTCGCCGTTGCGGGCCGCCTGGGCGAACTCCTCCTGGATCTGGACCGCGCGGTCGAAGCTGGCGTCGCCACGGGCCTTACGCTCGTACGGTGCGTCCGCGTGGGCCGCCAGCTCAGCCTCCTCGCGGTTGCCGGCTTCGAGGTGGGACGTCTTAGCCTGAAAACGGGCCTCGCGGTCCGGGTACCAGTACACCCACCCCTTGCCGGCCTTCTTGCGGTACCCTCCATGCTGCCCCCCGGGAATGGCGCTGTACCCGGCAGGCGGTTTAGGGGCACCGGCCTTGCTCAGGACCTGGTCGGCCCACCGATCAAGGTCGCTCGCCATGCTCTTCTCCCCCTCCTGCCTCCCGGGAAGCATCTTCCGAAGCTTCTTCTGGAGGGCCTCCTTCTGGGCGTCCGATACGTCGACCATACGCGGTACCCGCTGGATCGCGTTCCGGACGTGGGGCCAGTCCAGCTCCCCGTCCTTACCGCGGATCGGCAGCTTGCGCAGACTGCGCGGCACCGTCCTCCCGGTCCTGTCCTTCGCCCCTCCTGGCACGATAAGCAGGAAGGCGCTGTCCGGAAGGTCGTTTACGTAAGCCGTGGTCCACTCGGCCTTCTCCAAGGAGTCGGCCCACGCGTAAAGTTCTTCAATACTCACCGTCGTTACCTCCGCGGGCACAGCAGGCGCCCACCCTTGCGAATATTTTACCGCGGGCGGCCACCCCCGTCAAGGACGCAGCTACAACCGCCCTACTAACAAGACCGCGGTCGACGACACCAGCGAGCCGCAAGAGATCAGTTCCGATCTCAGACCACGTAGCGTCGAGCAGCTTCTCCTGTTCCGGCGTCAAGGTTAGTTCCTCCACGATCCCTACCTTTCCTTGCAGGTCCGCGGCCGCCTTCCACAGGTGCGCTTTCTCACGCGCGGCGTAGTCCACCAACAACCTAGACGAATAGCCACCGGGCGTAAGGTCAAACTCTGCACGAAACGTGTTACCGTAAGCCTTCCACCAAGTACGACCGGCCTCGGTGGACACGGCGACCACCATCGCAGCCCTGGCATCGCGACCTTCACCGTAGGCTGCCTCAACATCGGGCGGCAGCCCCACGCCGTGCCTGGCACCGTCCATTACTTGCCGAACACCGCGGTCATCACTCGGCGGCAGGTACCCAAGCCGAGCCCACGTGTAGTACCCGTTATATCCGGAGCCGCGCAGGGCCTCACAACGGATCCGTTTAAACCCGGCGGCCTGAGCCGCCGCTACCTGCGACGCAAACATGCGCGTGCCCAAACCAGTCCCTGTAGCCTCCTCAGAAATCGCGAAAGCCTCGTTGACAATCTCCGATCCCTTCGATCGATCATCCGGATCAACGGGCGCAAGCCGACGCACCCCACCAAGCTCGCCGCTACCCCGATGAAAGAATACCTCAATCGATGGACGCTTATCTAGCCCAGACTCCGGCAACACTTCAACGGAAACGGTGGACCCTGGAGGGGCCCCAACTATCCTGGCGAAGTCCTCCAACGACCGTATATCGGTACCGGGAAGGTGCTCGCGGGCGAAGGCTACCGGATCGGGAGAATCCGGCTTTACAAAGACCCTTACACCGTCCCCGCGAAACAGCTTGTCCCGAACGACGTAGAAGTCGTTGCCGTCCCCACCCGCGGGTGGGGACGGCCCAGCCACGCGCTTCGTGGGATACCAGTAGACCCATCTGCCGGCACGGCGCTTCCGGTAACCGCCGGAGTGACCACCCGGTATGGGCTGGTAACCGGGGGGAGGTCCGTCACCGGCCTTAACTACGTACCGCACCGCGCACCACCAACCGCGCCTTACCGATCCCAACCCCCAGGCCGCGCTCCATCTCGGCGAGCGCCGTATAGTACGTCGGGAACTCCGCCAGGTGGTCGAGCGCGATCTGGGTAGCCGTAGCACGATCCGGGGTATGCTCCAACTCTACCTCTACCCCCATGCGGAGCTGCTCGGGGTCGACATCGGCTGCGGTAAGGCCGGCGAGGGTGGCCTTACCGCCGGCGTCCAGCTGCGCGAAGCGGGCGGCCATGCCGTACAGGCACGACTCCAGGTCATCCGTTGAGATACCCTCGCGCTCGGCGAAATAGTGCACGGCCTCGTCGGGGATACGCTCACCGCCGTACGACAGCAGCAGCACGTAGAGGCGCAACCGCTGCTCGTCCGTCAGGGTACCCCCCCGACCCCCGGCAGCCTTCACCACGTACCGGCCCCCGCACGGGTCCCACAGGAGCGACCTCGTCAACCCCTTCCTGTCGGCACGGCTGCTCTCCCGGCGCAGGATGCGACCCCCCATCTGCCGGTATACGCCCGTTATGTAGGCGTAGTCCCCGGCGCGCCCCGCCTTCCTAGCTATCTCCTTAGCCTTCTTCCACTTGTCCTCGTCGAGTACCCAGTTAGCCGGCATATGGGGTCCCCCCAAGTTAACCAAGGATGTTACCATAGACCGGGCCGCGGCGCCAGTCTTATATTCTATGGCGGTTACGTAGATACGGGGGGCGGGAAGTCGAACCCCGTCCTGCCCTCAGCATCGGCAGGAGCCGACCACTCGGCCCCCCGGTTACCACCACCTCATGGTTTCTCTACCGGAGCAGGGGTGTCGAACGGGGAAGGTCGCCCGTTCCCGCCCACGACGCTGTTCACACCCTCGTCGCGTATCGCGGACCACTTCCAATACGGCGGATCTTGCCCGGACCCGCCATAGTTTAGCGTGCAATCCCTAACCCTGGCCCCTACCGCAGTAGGCACAACCCAAACTGCACGCCGCTCCAGATGATCGGGATGCAGCATTCCGCGAACGCTGCATCTCTCGACGACAGCGTGCCTACCACCTATAACGAGACCACCGCCGTTCTCGCCCTGGTTAGCCTCGAAGTACACGCCGCGCACAGAACAATCACCCCTCACCCCGCCAATACGCAACGACCCCCCATCACAAAAATCAACCACGCCCCCCTCCACATGAGCACCCCCCCAACAATCGTCTTCTGGGGAAGGACCTATCTCAAGCCCATACCCGCCGCAGTGCGACACGTGTACCCAACGCACGTTAAGGGCGTTACACCCACGCAACACGATACCGGATCCACCACACTGCGATACTATCAAACGGTTAGCCGTAGCGGTGGCACACACCACAAATTCGATACCAGTATCCTTAGCCCTCACCACAGACACCCTATCCGCGACAACATGTCCATAGTCTTTATAGGCATAAAGCCCACGACCGGCAAAGTTAGCAGCGTCTATCTTAAGGTTCTCAACCTCACCGCGATCTACGTGTACAACAGCTACCCCAGAAAACTCAGAGGTAGCCTGCAGAATAGTCCTATCCCCCACCAACCGCGCATGGTCCCGCACCACCACAGGTGTAGACACCTTATAGGTGTGGGGGCCGAGATACACGAACCCACCGACAGGAGCAGCATTTAAAGCTTGCTGAATCGCCACACCCGTTAGTTTACTTACGGAAGCGTAACCGGTAGTCGTTTTCCAACCGGGGTACCGATGAACGGCCATGACCTTACCTAACCGTGAAACGATCACAACCCGAGAAAGGGTCTTTGATCGCGTTGTCCAAGTCACACTTCACACACCACACATTCGTCCGCCGCCCGTACCGACACCACCAACGGGACGGCAGTTCCCACTCCAGCGGGTCGCCGTCGTTCCACCAGCCGGGCGGCTCCGAGCGAGCTCGAACTGGCTCACTACCGAAGGTGTTCACACTGAAGCAGCAAGGGAGTACGGACTCGAGGCTCCCGCAGCTAGCCCCAGCGCACTGCTGCTCCCAGGCGACGTCGCGGCGTTCGGCTATCACCGTCCCGGGATACGAATGCGCTCCCACGCAGAACGTGTTGGCCGCCGGTGCTCGGCATACCCGTCCGTTCCACCCATCGTCGTGCCACGCGACCCGAGCCGAGACGTGAATAGTCATGGCGAGCCTCAGTCATCCCCGAGGCGCATTCGGGCAACGTCGTAGTACATGAGGAGCTTTTCGTCCTCTTGTGGGTCTCGAAGCTTCTCAGCCAGAAGCGCCAGAAAGTGCTCGCGTCGAGCTTTGTCGTTCTGGAACGTCATCCCCAGACACTCGACTGGTTCTGCTGCGTGTTCGTCGTCCAGGGAGAGATCGCGCTGGTCGCTCATGACTGCTCCTTCGACTGCCTTCGCGTGAACCTTTCGAAGGTTCACAGTGCCCTTCCCAACACCAGCGCCAGCGGCACAAGTACCGCGGCGGTAATTACCGAGGTAACCGTCGCCACGAACCAAGGACGCTCGTACCACGGAACCGACGCCATCTCCGGACACGGCCGCAGGGCGATCTCGCAGCACCTGTCGCCACGCTGGCGCTCGGCACGAAGAACCGAATCGGCCAACCTCGAGTCGTTCTCCCGGGCCCGCTTCTCTAACTCCACGCGCTTCCTACACGCGGGAAGATTTGCCTTGACGCACTTCGCCCCCTCCCGGACCAACTTCTCGGGCCCCAGTACGCCCCCACAGGGAGCTGGTTTACCCGCCTCAGTTCCGTGAAACCGGTCACACTTCTTGGGACCGGGGGTAGCCGCACCGGCTTCGTGACCGCACAGCGTCAGGAAGAACGCAACGATGAAGATCAGCGCCCAACCAAGCCCCCACAGTAACATCGGGTCGGTTGACTCAGACCGCAACCTAGTCACGTTCCCTCCCTCCCCTAGAAAGCCTCATAACCACACGCTCGACCATCGCAACCATCAAGGGTACGGCGGTCGCCTCTCTGGTCGCATAACCGAACGCCGGCGCAAGCTCCTCGTAGACCTCGTGGAAGAGCGCGGCCAGCTCCTCGGCGCTCGGCCACAGCGGTTGCGGGGCCCCGTCAACCAGCAAATGAACCCTACTGTTACGCCACGCGTCCTCAAGCAGGGGGTACCCCCTGCGGTCCTCGTGGGCGTGCCACCCGGCGTGGTAGCCCTCGAAGAAGGCGACCTCTACCGCGTCATTCGTTACCACGGTTCTCCCTCCTCGTTCTCACCATCAGCTTATCCGCGCACTCCTTCGAACACGTTAACCTGGGTCGGTCCGACCTACCCTTCAACCGCCCAAAGGTGACCCCGCATACGGCACAATTGGCGACGCCGCCGGCCGGCCGGCGGCGGAACCCCCTAATGTACCTCCTGTTGTAGCACCTGGTACACCTACCCCCGCCGTAGTGCGGTCGTTCAACGGTACCGCACTCGACGCATTCATCGTGGTCCCTGGCCCAGTGGTCGGAGGAGAGACCGTACTTGGGGCCGGCCGACTCGGACGCCAGGTACCCCTCCAGGGCGTCCGCATGCTCCGGATATATCAACCACCGACGCTGCCCACCGTACGGCACGGTACGTATGGCGGGCGTACCCATACCAAAACCGCCGCGCAACCTGAGAGCGCGGGCCGCGCGGCGCACCTGATGGTAATCGTAACCGGTACGCCGGCAGAAGCCATTGAGGCTCTCCGTACCTACGAAGACCGACTTGGTATAGCCGAGGCGCCCCACCTTCTCGCGGCAGGAGGTGACTGAGCGGCCTATAGCTTTAGCTACCTTCGTCGGTTCGTACACCCCCCACATGGTGAGGAGAAGCCTTACCTCGTCGTCCGTCCAACGCTTACCCGGCACTACTATCTCTCCCTACGAAGCCATTGAATAGCACAATGGCGTCGTTGCCCAGACCCTACGACCCTCGCACCACCCACCTCCCCGCCCGTAAGCCTATCTGGATAGGTGTGCACCGTATGTGGTATAGCCCCCGGGAGGTTTGCCCATTCCTCGTCTCTATTCGCCACCATCATCCATTAACCCCCCAACCGCATTCCAACGCTGCAGGAACCACCAATCGCGCACCAGGCAGCGGAGGTCCTCGGTCGAAAACCGACCAAGGTCACCGGCCACCTGAGACCACGTTACGGGAACACCAGACACGACCGGTGCCGGTATATTGAGGGACCGTATTAGCCTCAGTAGATAATCACGGGAACCACCCGGAACCGGCGTCTGGTCATACAGCTCCTCGGCCACGGCGATACCCTTGCGGGCGCGCTCCCTCCAGTCTTCCCCCAACCCGTAGAGCTCGTTCAGGTCCTCGGCGACCTCGTCAACGTTACCGGCGTGCTCATCCACCCTCTCCAAGACCGTTCGCTCGGCCTCGTCCACCGCCCGCCGCTCGACCTCCAATTCACGCACGCGCTCCGCGTGCTTCCGGGCGGCCGCAACTGCCGCGAGGCGGGCCTTGGCCTCCACCGCGGCCACCTCCCGAGAGCGTACCGCATTCTCGCGCGCGACGTCTCGCTCCCGCTTCGTACGCTGGTGGGAGCGCCATTCCAGCACCCACCCGGCGACCGGTATCAGGGCAGCCAATATCGGCAACAGATACTTACAGAGCCACCGCCACAGCTTCGCCCAGAAGGTTAGTTTCCCACCCATCACGGCAACCACCATCCCTTACTCTCCTGAGCCACGCGCCGGCGGAGGCCCGTTTCGAAGGCCTCGACGACCTCGGCCACGGATACCTCCCCGGTAAACACGGCCTCGGCGATGACCCCGGTCGGTATGGTCTTAACGGCGAAGTCATTCCTCCAGATCCGCCCCATCTGCTCCAGTATAGCGTTGCGGCAGACCGCAGCGCCCGGCCGCTTCAGAACTGGGCCCATAACATCCTCCCACAGCAGCTTCCCGGGGCCAAGGTACCCCGACTAACGGCGCCTTGTCAAGGTAGTTATTATTCAGGCCTAGGAGGCCGCAGGCGGCTCAGGTAGTAACGGCACGACCTTATGGGGAGGTTGGGAACGTTACCCCGCCACGCGGCGCAGTGGTCCGGACCGTACAGCCGGCGCACCCGGTGGTGGCACGAGTCGCACAGGGACTCGTGCACGGAATCCCCGACCACGGCTACGAACTTCTCCCTCACCGAACGCCGCCACAGACGCACCTGTGCTCGAGTAGTTGACCGGGGCCACCGCCGCAGCGCGGGCACACGTTGACGCCCTGCTCGATAAGACGCGCCCGGGCAACCGGTACGTAAACCTCCCGCCACCGGCCGTCGAGGTCGTCAGCCATAGTCGGTCGACCAACCCCATATCTATGCCGAACCCTACTCATCCTTCGGCGCATCGCTACCCCCGTTGCCCAACCTGTTCCTCGCCCAGCGCTTCGCTCCCCACACCAGGAAGGTGTTCATAGCACCCCCCAGGGCACCAAGTGTCGCACCGTACTCCCAGCGCCACTCGACGCCCCCGATAAGGGCACCGACCACCAGCCCGAACAGCACGGCACCGGACCGGAGTACCAGCGGTTGCCACCTCCACTCCGACGGAACGGCGGCCCTCACCCCACGGGTGAGGGCCCAACTGACCGCGGCCGGTACCAGTACGCACAGAGCTACCACGAACCACGGTACGGCCTCCGGTACAACCTCACGGACGGCGTCTAAATTGTTCACACTAGGCCTCCACCTTAACGACCGGGTACATCCCGGGCAACGTCTCCTGCTCCCCCGTATCCAGCACCGCGTCGGACGGCCCCCGCTCCGCCAACCGCCGCATATGGACGCAGACATTCTCCAACCGCATGTCGGAGTCCTCCCTACCGCGCCTCTTCATACCGCGGACGGCGTCCGCCAGGTCATCACACGCCACGACCACCTCGCGAACGGCGGCCACCAGCAACCTCTGCGAGTGCCGCGACCGGCGCCCCTTTAAAGACATACCCCTACCTCCCCGGCGCTACCGCCGGATGTTACGAACGCGCTCGTCCATCTCCTTGATAGCCTTCTCCAAACGCTCCTGCCCATCCAACGAACGTTCCTGCCCCACCTGTACGTTGTGGTTCAGGTCCCGCAACACCTCCGCCAGGTTACCTATGGATGTTACCAACGACTTAAGCGCGTCGTCCAAGCGGTCGCGTACGTACCAAATATCCCGTTGCATCGCCAAGATCTCGGCCACATGACCACGCACCCGTTCCGCTTTCGCCTCACACCTAACGCCGACCTTCCCGTTCTCACTTACGCTCTTTAAAAGCTCTTCGAGTTCCTTAGACCGGGACCGTTTATCGAGCCAGTCCATGACGAGTTTAACCAACAACGCCACGCACGTGATAACCAACACCACGAGAGCGAACGCCTCCCCCGCTGGCGTACCTGGAGACGGTATGGCCTCCGTTGGAAGCTTCACGGGGGAGGACGCAAACACTAACTGTCCCCTAAAACGACGTCTATTGCAGCCTTAGCACACGCCTCAGCTACCTTACGACTACCGGCACCGCCACCCGCCATAGTAGAGCCGCTTCCGTTATCGGCATACCACTCCCAAGGCCATTGACGATGCGCGCAGCGACCGAACACCGTGTACCTTACCCCGCGATGAACATCGCTGTAGGTTTGGTTGCCAGGATAGAGCTTTTGCTTCTTCACCCCCCAACCTCCACGCACACCTCGCCAAACGGCTTCGGTAGGCAGCACAGCTTCTCCAACGACACGCGCGCGGTATCGGTATCGATCTTTCGGCCGCTATTCCACGGCTGCCGCTTAACGACCTGTTTTATCGAGGTCCTCTCCCAGATCCTGTGCGCCACGTCCTCGGAGGCACCGACCCACAGCGGCCGCGCCGCGAAGAACTCCTTCAGCGAGCGCAGCCGGTACAGCGCCCACCCGTAACCGTACATCGTCGCCGCACAGGGAAACCCCGCCCCGACCATGCGGCGCTCCAGGTTCTCCACGAACAGGCGCGTCCACCGAGCAGCGGGCCGGCTCTCCCACGCGTTCGTCTCGAAGTCGACCGCCGGGTACAGGTCCCCGTACCGGAACCCGTTACGCCCATCGTACCCCTCGAGGACCCGGTCGGCGAAGTAATCCGACTGCGACAGCGCGTGGTCGTCGCGGCGGGCCGCCTTCGAATACTTGAAGTTGACGAAGTGATAGCCGCCCGTGTGAATAAAGCACGCGTCTTCAGGGGCGTACCCACGGTCGTCGTTGAACCCCCGCACCAGGTCCTGCCAGGCGGTACGCTTCGACTTCGCAATCTCCGCCTCGGAGAAGGCCACGTAAACGAACCGACCGCCCGCCGCGTGGAACGCCCCGATATCGAAGTACTTCGGATCGTTCCAACCCGACACGTCGCACCCGAGGATCTCAACCGGAGGAAAACGAAGAAGACGACAACGATACGAAAGTACAACCCGCTGCACCAATGCAGTAGGCGGCCTCAGACCGTTAGATAGGGGCGGCTCACCGCGATCTTCCAGGTAACGATTCAGCGCCGAACGCGTCTCCCTCCCCCAATAACCGTCCGCGCCGTAGCGCGGCAACGAATAGTTCAATGCAATTAGAGCTCTTTGAAGCCCCAATACCGCCGCCCTACTCATAGGACTATCCTCCCCTCGCGGGGGACAACCCCCCAAAACATCGGGGTCGGCCACCTACCGCCACGCCTTTCTCCCGAGACCGGTCACGGAAACCTCGCTGGGCCCACGGACCCCCGATCGTAACCCGGCGGCGCGGCCGCCGCAAGGGGTATATATCTACGTCGTGCGCAGCCGCGGCGGCAGCACCAGCCCAGAGCGCCGCTGGCGGTCCCTCCGGGCCCGGGACGAGCGGGCGACCTCCAGGGCGCGGACCCGTTCCTCGACGCCGCCCGCCCAGTCGCGGAGCTGCAGCAGGACACCGGCCACGCCCTGCAGCTCCGCCGAGAGCCTCTGGGCGGCGCGGTAGGTTAGCATGGCGCAGTAGTCCCCGCGGGACATACCCAGGGAGACCCGGTCCGCCTCCCTGGACACCAGGACGCACAGGTTCGGCCAACCGGGGAGCCCGATCCTGTCCCACGCCGGTCGCCGGTCGTCACTTCCCCTATCGTTCATTTCCCTCCCTCCCGCGGCAAAAGCCGCACGTTACCCGTGCGGGAAACCCTGGAGGAGGCGATCGCGTACCTCGCAATAGAACCAGTCCTCGGACCACCCGTGCGAAAAGCAACAGCCCGAGCACGGTATCTCACCAGGTACAGAATCGCGCGTCCCCAGTTCCCCAATCCTATCCGTGGAGCCCCAGGCCCCATCTCTCTCTTCCCCGGGCGGCACAGCCGCGACCCGAACAAGAAACCGCCCCCGCTTAGTCCGACCGCCACCCCTACCGTAGCTCCGGAGACGCCCCTTGTCAAGGAACAGGGTCGCCCCGCCGCTCCCCGGGGTGGTGGGGGAGGGAGGGGAGCGGGGGTACGACGGTCCACTACGGCGGCGGTACATCGCCGCCGGCCATGGCCAGGAACACCTTCACGGTGGTGTCGACGGCGTTTACTTCGAGCATAACCGACGTAACCTCGGCCTTCTCGATCAGCAGGACCGCCAACCCGTCATCCTCGGGGGCCAGGTACAGGGTGGCGGCGTCCAACGTTACGGAGAGGGGACCGTCGCACTCCAGGTACACCAAGCGCGCTTCCTCAACGCCCCCGAGGTAGATCGGGTAAGACCCGTCGACGTCGGTCAACGTGATCTGGTACGTCGTCGCCTCGTCGAACTCTAGCGTACGCGATACGGCGTCACGCTTGAACACGACCTCGTCGCCCGCCGCGTCTCGCGTGAGGGCAGCGGTTAACTCGCGTGAATAATACAGGTCGGGACAGGTCATACCAACCTCAGCAGGAACCTAATTTCCCGCGCCGCAAGCCGGATCGTTACCGCGTCACCCACAGTAGCCTCTCAGTCCTCGATGGCCAGCGCACCAGCGATAGTAACCGCCGGGTCGGTAGCGTCATAGATGGCGGCCATGTCTGCCACCGAAAAGGAGACGGCGTCTAACTCCGCCTTGTTGGATGCTGCAGCAACAGCAGCGGCCTTGGTGGCCCTGTATCCCGTTGACTGCGACGAAATCCACGTGAACAGAGCCCGAACGTAAGCGGCTCGGTTAGTAAGCGACTGATCTACTGCCTCAACATACAATCCAGTAAAGTGCAGACAGCATCCCGCCCAGTACCGACCGTACCTGTAGTTCTGAACACATTCGTCCAACGCATTCAACTTCTGCGACTTCATCCAGGCCAGGGTAACGGGTTCGTCAACGATCGCGGCCAGCGCCGCAAGATCGTCGCCGGTAGCCTCGCTATCGAGCGTCACCTTAACCTTATCCGACGGCAGCAACCAGTCGACAACAACACCGTCACCGTCCAGCGTATGTTCACCGACCTCCCCATCGTCTATTCGTTTCGCGACAATCGCAGCGTTAGGTGAGTAGGTCGGGTCGAATGCGTGCGTGTACGCCATGCTATCTATCCTCCCCCTACTCCGGCAAGACCGTTCGCCACCTAGCCGACGTCCCGTCGTAGTACACCATAACCGCGCCCTCTTTTATTACGTTAACATCGGCCCCGCCAGGTCCCAGAAACCTGTTAGCCGCCACGCTAGAGGTATTCTCATAGCTGAGCGTAAACCGCTTCGACGTACTAATGTTCACCAAAAGCAGCAGACGACCTGCCTCCTGCGCAGTCAGACCCGTTATTACCCTATCGGCAGCGCCCGGATCGATCCTAACGACCCGCGCCGTTGACAACCCTGTAGGACTGTAATCGTTGACGTCACCGGTAAGCGCAGCCGGCGAGATAGCGGGGGTTGAAACTCCCTTGATCCACGTATCGAGGTACCCAGCGGTAGCGTCGCCCTTCGGGATGGCGTTCGCGGCTCGTGTTGCGGTGGCCACTTCATCAGCACCACCGTTCTGGTGGCTCGACGCGTGCGACGCCGGGGTCTGCGGGTCGGCTAAGGTACCGGACAGCCCGGCCACGCTGATCTCGTCGGCCCCGCCGTTCTCGTGCTGCGAGGCGTGGGAGGCGACGCCGGAGGCCCACTGCATGGCCCCGGCCCCGTCGGCCTCCAGGAAGTTCCCCAGCGCCTGACCGGTGGAGTCCAGCCCCGTCGGGTCCAGAACGTCCGTTCCGCCGCCCTCGTGCTGCGGGGCGTGGTCGTCCAGCATAACGATGCTGGCGGGCGGCGTGGTCGTATTCTTCAACGTCTCGTGGTCGACGATGTAGGAACTTGCGGGGCCCGTCCAGCTGGTCAACTTACAGTTCCGCATACCGGGGCGGCTGGACGCGCTGACGGCCGAGACGGTAACGGCACCGAACACCGTATTCTCGGCGAAGTGTACGCTATACACCGTCACCGCGACACCGAACGAACCGCGGATCCGCGACTCGAAGCGCAGCGTGGGAGCGTTCCAGGCCGCGAACGCGGAGCACCCGGTAAACTGACCGAAGATGGTGGCGGTGGAGCCGGTACCCGTCACCGTCCCCAGGATGGCGACGTTGTCCAGGACGAAGTCCTGGACCTGCCCGGCCCCCACGTCGGACAGAACCACGTTGCCCGTGATCAGCAACGCCGCGTGGCCCTGAAAGACGGTGCCCGGGTTCTGCCCGGGGACGGCCTGCGCGGGGTCCACCGACCTCGTCAAGCCGCGGGGGGACCCGAAGTCCCCGAGGCGCCACGGCACCAGGCTCAGGAATACGAGCTGCACCCCCTTCGCGGGCAGCACGAGGTCCGAGCCTAAATAATTTCCGGGCCCCGAAATGACTATCAGCCCGCCCGCGGTGGCCAGGTCGTCGATGGCGTCCTGCGGGTCCTGGAACGGGTGCTCCACCGACCCATTGCCGCCGGCCGCGGCGCTGATGTCGACGAACCGCGCGGTAGGCAGCGGATCAATCGTAGCCTCGTAGACCAGGGTCCAATGCGCGGGATTCGTCGGGTCGGTACCGGAAAAGTGCCAGATGTCCCCGGTGTCGCCCTGCAGGCAGAAGTCCCCCAGCTCGATCGGGCTCAGGGCTAGGCGGGCGGCCTGGTCGGCAGCCGGAAACATATCGTTCCTGGCGAGGAGGTCGGCCGGGCTCCCCGGTGCGAAACCGCCGACGTTCTGCGTGGTCGGGTACTCGTATACGCCCACCTTACCACCCCTCGGCGAAGCTCTTCACGTACACCTCGCCGGCCCCCGTGAAGACAAAGCGGTACGCCTTGAACCTCTCGTTGACCACCACAATGTCCCCGTCGGCGTGGGGGCCGCTCGTCGGTAACGGTTCCCACGTATCGGCCGGGCCGAGGGCCTCGATGGAGACGGTACCGGCACCCATCCCGTCGAACTGAAAGAAGTGCTTGGTGTAGACCGCCTCGAACTGGTAGCCGGCGAGGTGCTTGGTGAAGACGACGTAGCCGCCTACCGCGGTGTGGGGCCCGGACTCCTTCACCAACCAGTTATCGTTCTCTTCCGCCATGCGCGTTCCGTCCCCTCGTTACACTAGCTGCCGGAAGCGTAACCCGGGAACCGCCCGGGCACAAGATAGATATACCTATACCCCGTCCATCCCCAGCTCGTCCAGCAAGCCTCCCCACAGACGCTCCCTCTGTACGGCCCGGAGGTCGTCCTGGGACCGCGGACCGGCTTCCACAGGAACCTCCGCGAAAACCGGTTCGGCCGGCCCCGCGATCTCCACCCGATGACCGCGGAACGAGTATCCCCTGGCCCCGTCCCACGCGAACCAGCTGGACATGAGGCGGTCCCCGGTGTGCCCCGCCGGATCGTAGTACAGCATCTCCAGTATCCAGGCCTCCACCTCCGGGTGGGACCTGAGAACGGGGCGGCCCCTCTCATCCGTCGCGGGGGAACCGTCCGGGCGCAGCACCGGGAGGCTAGCCATTACGAACTTACCCTGCGCCATGGTAGCCGATACGCCCTCTATACCGAACTGCGGGTGGTGCTTCTTGGAGGACGTTTCGAACGGCTCCACCTCGATGTGCTTCCCGGTAAACAGCTCACTGAGCTCCTCCCCCAAATCCCTAACGTGCTCCTGGGCGGCGTTGGACTCGACCCGGATCTTGGAACCGTACCGGTCGCGGGAGGCGTAGATCCTCTTGAGGATGGGAAGGGCTTTCCACTTCCCCGTCTCTATGCACAGAACCAGCAGGTCGTTCGGCTCGAAGTCCACTCCCCAAGCGCGCGTCGCTACCGAAAACTTCAACATGTGGAAGAAGGAGGTAAGGTTACTCTTCTTGGTCCTCTTCACACCCAGGTCCACGGCCGTGAACGCGGCGGCCCCCAACGGACACGGGTTACTGTCGTCGAACGCCAACAGCTGCAATCCGCGATCGCCCCACAGTCCCAGACCCCGCTCCCTACAGCGGTAGATGTCGTCCTCCGAGAACCGGCTGTCGCTCTCCGACCGAGCGCGGCACCTGAGCTGGCGCTCGGCCTCCACCGAGCCCGCCCCACCTAGCTCGTCCTCCTTCCTGCTGATACGCCTATTGGACCACTGTTCCGGCCACCGGGGGGTACCGTCCGGGTAATCCACCGTGAACGTACGCGCGTACCACCCGGGGCGCTTCGCGAGCTCGTGCATCGCGTCCTCGGGGTGCCACGCGTTACCCAGGAACCAGATCCACGCGTCTTGCGTCATGCGCCCGAGCAGTACCGACTCGATCTGGTGGAGCACCTGCTTCCGCATGTACGCGCTGAGCGTGTTGTCGATCGTCAGAATGTCGTCGAGGATAAGCCCGTCGATCCTGTTCCCCAACACGTTCGCGATGCCCTTGACACCGGCTACCTGCAGCGAGTAGTCGCGACCGGGCGGGTCCTCAGACCCCTCTTCGCACACCCGGATCGCCTGCCCGGTCCACGGCTCCCCCGGGCGGATCCGCGGGAACACGCGCCGGTACTCCTCGGAGTGCTCTATGTACCACTTGACGGACCGGACCACCTTCTTCGCGTTAAAGGCGGTATTCTGGATGACAACGAGGCGTTTTCGAAAGTCGTTCCCGAGCTCGAACAGGGGACGCGCTACCGACACCTGCTGGGTCTTACCCATCTCAACGTGTCCCCAGACCACGGCCCGGTCGTGGTTGTTCAGGAAATTCTGCAACCGACAGTGATAAGGGGCCTGCTGAATCCGCTTCCCCGTCCGCTCGTGCCGCAGCACGAACGGCACGAATACGTTGATGTCCTCGGACGCCAAGCGGGACCGCGCCGAGCGTACACGCTTGGCTTTCGCGATCAGTACCTCGTCCTTCACCACACGACCTTCACCTTGTCCGGGTCCGTTACCCTACCCAACTCATCCATGCCCGGTTGGGGTTCTGACCGGGCCCCGGCTATCTTAAGTGGAACATCGTCCGTAGGGGCCGCGTCACCAGAACTGGGGACCTCGGTTGACGACTCCGGAGAGGGAGAGAAGGCGTCGAACATGTTTGGAACCAGCTCGTACAGGGAGTATAGCAGGGACCAGGCCAGCTCCCAGTGGAGCGGCCGACAGTTGGTTACCGCCCACACGACCTCCTTCAGCTTGTCCACCGTCAGGGCTCCCAACTCGCCGCCGCCCTCCGGCGGCCACTCCCCGTGCTCGCTTATGTACTTAGCCCGGGCCCCCAACTCCTCCACGAACCGGGAACGGACCCGCGCAACGCCCTTATCGAACCCCACCATCGCACTCCTCGCAGTCTTCGTTTACCGGTACCCCGTGGGCGCACAGCACCTTCACCATCTTAACGTCCGCCAGGGCGGCCTCTATCTCCTCCCTGGCCTCCTCAACGGTCATATCCACCGTTCCCACCACCACCTCGGGACGCCCCATCCGCAACCTCTCCAGGCGCATCGTTAGGTCGGCCAACCCGCCGGCCTCCCTAACCAGCTTGGTTATCCTCTCCAGGTAGGACATCAGGGACTTTATAGACATGTTTCCAGACTCGGTCTCCAGGCGGGTTACCAACAGGTCCATCAACCTATCGGTTCTCTCCTCCAACCCCTCCAGGCGGCGCATGAAGGACAGTACCTGGTCGCGCATGAAGGCCACCATGCGCCCTTCCTCGACCCTCACCCGCAGGGCGTTGCGGCGGGCTTGGTCTGCCATGTCCGCTACGTCCAAAAACAGACAGCTTACCGGGTCGTCCGGGTCGGTAAGGGCGCGGGCCTGGGCCTTCTCCATCTCCAGGCGGTCCTTGATGGGGATGGCCCACTCCTGCCCGCCGCGGTCGGCCCACCCGCGCAGGTACATATCCCTAACGGAGCGGGCATCCGCACCCACCCTCCTGGCAACCGCCGAGTGCATGCCGGGACCCTCGCACTCCCGGTACGCGTTCAGTACCTTCTCGTACCAGGTACGCGTCCACCGCAACACCCCGTTAGGGGGGGTACCGGGTTCCAACGGCGACTTCCTTCCTGCTACCGGCACAGCTACCTCCTCACCCTTAAGGTACCGTCCCCGGCCTCCACGCGCAAGGAACCTACCCCGAAACGGTAGTCGTCGTGGGTTATCAGGACTACCGCCCGGTCCCTCGCCTGTTCCTCCATAACCTCGAGGGCGGCCCCCTTACCGACCGAGTCCAGGGAGTCGAACACCTCGTCGTAGAACAGGGTACCCTTACCCCGGCCGGTGGCCCCGGCCGCCACGTCCGACTGGGCGCACAGCAGGGCCGCGTCTACCCGGCTACGCTGTCCGCGGGAGGCGGCCCGGTACGGCCTCCCGTTAACCCCCAGGTAGATCTCCTCCCGGACGGACCCCCGGGACCCGTGCGTGCGCTGGGACAGGGAGATACTCAGGGAGGAACCGCCCCCGGCCGGGAGCCTGGCCAACCAAGAGTTGGCGGCCTCCTCCAGGGCCCCCAACACCGACCCCACCAACGAGGCCCTGGCACCCCTCAAGCCCAGTACCTCCTCGGAGACCCCCAGCTCGGCCAGCTCACACTCCAGAGCGGACAGGTCCTCCCGCAACCCGCCAACCTCCCCCTCAAGCTGGGACATCTCCCCCAGTATCGCGTCCCTCCTGGACGCTGCCTCGAGGCGGGACCGCAGCCTAACCACGTACCGTTCCAGGTCGAGGGACGAAACCGCCAACTCGGCCAACTCACCCTCCAGAGCGCCCACCAACCTTCGCAACCTACCTACTTCCCCCCTGGCCCCGCACAACGCCGCCTCGACGTTTATAACCCCGCGCTCCACCTCCGGAACGGCGGCGGCTACAAACCCTGAGTTCATCTCCTGTCCGCAGCGCGGACACCTATCCTCGTTCAACAACCGAAGCTTCTCATTAAGCGCCCCGAGGCGGGCCGCATCCTCGGTCGCCCTAACAGACCACTTGGCCTCCTCACGCCGTACCTTACCCAACCTAGAGCGCAGGTCGGCTTCGTCCAACGAAACCTGCTCCCGCAGCTCTAGGGACTCATCCAGCTCCCGACGCAGCCCCGCTACGTCTTCACCGCCGAACCCCTCCACGAAGGCGAGCTTCTCCTTGTTGGAGACCGCCAACTCGGCCAAGCGTAGCTGGAGACGGGAACGCTTCCTCACAGCGGCGGAGAGGTCCGCCCGACACCTCTCCAAACCAAGGTCGAACCGGTCTACCCCCAGAAGGGACTCCAGAAAACGCTTCCTGCCGGCATCGGTGGCCCCGGTAAACCTTACCTTGCCGAGGTCGGAACTGAACACGTGGGTACGGGACCACACGTCCAGCCCCCCAAGGTAGGACTCCACCACCGCGGTTCCCTTGGTAGGCGTGTAACTTGACATCCCCCCATCCACACAGACCCGTAACTTGGGCGGGTTCTTAACCCTCGCGATACCGATCCCGTCGGCCCCTAAGGTAGCTATGCAACCGGAACCGGAAGCCGGGTCGGTACCCCGCAAGGTCTTACCCCAAGCGGCCCAAGCTACGGCCTCTACGATGCTGGACTTTCCGGACCCGTTATCCCCGGTAACCACCACCAAACCGTTATCGGGAAACTCCAGCTCCATCCGGCGGTAGGCCATGAAGCGGGAGGCGGATACCTTAAGAATTTTCATGCTTACCCTCCCAGGGAGATACCCCCACCACGGCGGTGGATAGCGACACCCTGGGAACGCCGGAATCGCTGAGGGCCTCGGCGTAAAACTCCCTGTACTGAACCCGCTTGCGGACCCCCAGCAAGGATACGGCGTCCCCGACACCCTCAACGTCGGTTAGACCGCTAGCGGTCCTAATAGCCACCTTATTACCGAACTCGTCCACGTACACGACGCGCATCACGACATATACCCCCTAACCCTGCTCAGAACGGAGTCCCTGTCGACGCCCCCCGGCAGGTCCATACTGTCCACGAAGGAGACCACCAACTCGTCCACGGAGGCACCAGCAACCGCCCCGCTACACCTAGCCCGGTCCGACCCGACCGGCTGTACCCACACCAGCGGGTCGTCCTCGAACTCTACAACATCCGTGTCGGGTTCCTCGCTCAACAGCCTTACCCGGGCCCCCGGCTCCTTACGAAGCTCTAACGCCATGTCCGTCAGAGGGGTAGTATAAAACCTAGGCCCCGGAACCACCACCCGCCTAACCGAACCCCCGTCCCACAGGAGCACGGTACCGTAACTCTCGTCACCGCCCGGGTTGCGCCAACCGACCGGACACAGCGCCCCGACCTGGAATACCTCAACGTTGGGGGAGGGTGAGGCGTACGACCACCTGGTGAACGCGTGCCAATGTCCGCTGAAGGCGAACCGAACGTTCAACTTATCCAATAGCTTCAGCAAACCTAAGGCTTCCAGGGCACCGCCATCGCGGCGCAGGTAAGGAGGGGTGCTGTCATCGTATATGCCCTGATGCATGCCTACCGCCCCGAAGTATCCCCGGTCCCACACGGCATCGGACACGCAGTCCCCCAACTTCTCCAATGTCATCCCGGAATCGTACGGCAGGAGCAGGACCGACGCAGGGTGCGAACCGACCACCGTAGGCTCGTCGCAGACGGCACCGAAGCAGCAACCGTCCGGCACCGGCACCGCCAGGGGGCCGAGGGAATGGTCCCCGGGTTGGTCGGACCGGGCCTCGTGGTTCCCAAGCAGAAAGTATACCGGGCAACCGGCCTCCCCCATCGCGTCCTGGACCCCGCGGATCAATTGTGGTTCCGGGTGCGGCGAGTCGAACGTATCACCAAGCAGAACGAACGCCGACGCACCGTCATCGCACGCTGCGCGAAAAGCACCCCTCAACGCCTCTAGGGTCATCCTACCGCGGGAGTTTATGCCGGAGACGAGCGGTCCACCGACCACCCTGTGGTTGGCCACGTGGACGTCGGCCGCGAGGGCTATCACGCGGCACCCCCGGCCAGGCACTCCGGGCGGAGGGGACAGGGAACACAGTCCATGGACCCGGGACGGCAGAGCACGGCCCCTATGTCCAGCAGCCCGCACACGGCCCGGTAACATGGGGGAGGCTCCTCGGGCAGTCCCCGATTACGGACGGTAACGTCGGGGGTCGCCCCTAGGGCGGCCAATGCCGACATACCGTGCCCACCTAGAGAAGGTTCGTACCTACCGGCAATCCTCCGCAGGTTGACGTCGGACGGCGCGGCCAGGTAACCGTAGCGCAGGGCCGCCATAGCGGCCGTATACGATACGCCAGCGCGGTACAGCAGGCCCGCGGGTGCAGAACCGGACACCGATACCTCCATCGCCAGCGTCGTTATGTCGCGGTCCTTCTGGGTCCCCAACCCCAGACGGCGGCACCTGTTTACCCGCTCCGCAGAGGGCAGCGATAGCCAACCGGAGGCCGTACGGACACCCTCGAAGAGGTCCCAGAAAACGGACGCTACGTTCTCGGCCCTGGTCCGTGGCAGCGCACCCTCTACCAGGACCTGCAATTCCGGCGGACACCCCGGCTCACGCCACGGTAGGCCGCGGTCCAACCAGTGTTCGTCCGCCCACGCCAACAGCGCCTCCGAGTCCACCACCCTACCGCTCCTTACGCTCGGCACGGAAGTACCGCCGCCGCATCCTGACTACCACCCTGTCCCAGGCCTAGGGCGGCCCCGACGTGGTAAACCGGCCGGTTGCGCAGCTCCAAGACCGCCCTGGTGGCCCAATCTATTACCTTCTCAGGATTTTCACTGGTTGGAACGGGGCCGCACAAAATACCATCCGGAATAACCCCCAGGAGCTCATCACACTCGCACCGCACCTCGTACCACCTACGCTCTAGCTCTGTAAGCGTCCGCTCCAACTGTAGGAACTTATCCACTAGAAAGAACACGTCCTTCGTCCTCCCGGCGGCACGGACATACCGGCCGCCCCCTAACCCACCTGTTGACGACCCTGTCGCACCGCAAGCAACGGCACTCGGTAGGCGTTACCAAGAATTCGTCGTCGCGCGGTGGAGAAACCACGCCAAAGCTACTCGTTACGGTTGCCACCCTCTAAATCTCCTTGCTATCCTACAAGCAACTCGTCTGCCTCGGCCTCAAGGGCCTCAGTCCAGTCGACCTCAGTCCAGGGCACAAAAGCCTCTTCGATTCCGAGGAACACCGGTCTCCGAGGTACCTGGCCAGGTACGTGACTTGTGGGCAGGGCCCAGTCGTCATGGCTCCACCGCTCAACTTGACAACGAGGGAAACGAAGGCCTCGGGCTCGTAAGCCACGACCCGGACAGAGTTCAAGTAGCCTTCGCTCTCCACCCTAGCTAGCGGACGCGATACCGCATTCCGCGGTCCGTCATGACCGTGTTCTTTCGGAGCTCGCGTTCCACCTCGGCTCGGTCCTTTCGACCGGCAGCCAATAGCTCGTCGACTTCCTTCGACGAGAGCTTTTGAGCACCCAGTTGAGGTTTGGAACGCTCTTTTCGCTGCTCGGTATCGTCGTGCGCCACGCCCCACCTCTTGCAATCCCGGACGATGTTGATCGTCTCGTTGTAGACACCGGGACCGATAAGGACGACGTAGGGCTCGGTCGGGCCCGACGTGGCGGGAATGCAATCGAGAGCCGCCTGCACCGTCGTGTGTTGTGCCCCGGCTCCCGTGGCGCTTACGGTGAGAAGACCTCCCAAGTTGAGACCCGCCAAGGCCTTGAGAGTGATCGAGGAACTCGAGAGACCCATCCGCCGCCGCCCGGATAAGACGAGTCCCGGTCGAGCCGGGCTCGATCTGAACCTGATCAACAAGGAGTGGGTCTTGAACCACGAGCTACCTCCTAGCGGTTCCCTTTCACGAGAGAAGACGATTGGAAGCTGACCGGGAACCGCTCTCTCCGCCCGCAGGATCGGAAGCTGACCGGGAACCGCTCTCTCCGCCCGCAGCCACACCGGCTTTCCACTCCTCGTGCATGACACGACCCATGCCGTACTTCTCGGCCAAGAGGAGAAATGCTCGGAAGAGTTTCTGGTAGAAGCGATTCCCACGCTGGCCGTAAGCCCAGCCGGTGTCATAGGCCGCCATTTCGAGCTTGTCTTTGAAGTTGGTAGCCTCCAACTCAGGATTGGATCGAACCCACTCCTCCGCTCGAGCGTACCAGTTCTCGTCGGGGGTGAATCCTCGGGGGATCTCGTACCATTTCCTAACTACCCACATCTCCTAAATACCTCCTCCTCTATCGCGGCCATCAGCTCCGGGTCATCACGCAACCGCTGCACCACCCGTAGCCTCCCCTGGGCTACGTTGTTACCGCGGAAGGAGAACCACGCCCCCTTCTGTTCTACCTTACCAAGGCCCACCGCCAGCTCCAGTACCTCGGCCTCACGGCTGATCCCCTTACCCCACAATATATCGAACTCGCACTGCTCCCACGGTACGGCTAGCTTGTTCTTGACGACCTTGACGCGGGTCCGGCTCCCCACCGTACGCTCACCAGCCTTAACCTGCCCAACCCGCCGTACGTCGAGCCGCACGCTCGAGTAGAATTTGAGGGCGTTACCCCCCGGCGTGGTCGTCCGAGAACCGAACACCACCCCTATCTTGTGGCGGGTCTGGTTGGTAAACAAGATCAGCGTGTTACCATAGTAAGCGACCGAGGTTAGGGAACGCAGGGCCTTAGACATCATGCGGGCCTGGGCCCCGATATGCGTATCTTCGTAGTCACCCTCAAGCTCCGCCTTGGGGGTAAGCCCCGCCACGGAGTCTACAACGACGATCGCGACCTCCCCGGACTCGCACAGCAACCGAACGGCCCCCAGAGCCTGCTCGCCGCTATCCGGCTGCACGACCAACAACTCCGACCAGTCCACCCCCAACGCGCGGGCGTAGGAAGGGTCAAGAGAGTGCTCCGCGTCGATAAAGGCGGCCCCCAATCCGGACACCTGCGCGCTGGCCACGGCGTGCAGGCACAGGGTGGTCTTACCGCTGGACTCCTCGCCGAACACCTCGGCGATCCTACCGCGAGCGTATCCGCCCACGCCCAGGGCCCGGTCCAACCCCAAGCTACCCGTGGATATTACCTCAACGGGGGCGTGCTCGGAGACCCCGACCACGGACCCGGGATACTTAGCCTTCAGAGCCTTGATCGCCTTCTTCATTCCCGCCACCCATGACTTCCCCGAACGCTCCCACCACCGTACTCCACACCTTGTCGCGGCGGCGCTCCTTAAGCCCGCGGTACCCCTTCACCTTCCTTAACGCGTACGTAACGGACGAGTGGTCCTTGCGCCCCAACCACGACGCAACGTCCACCAAGGGAGCGGCCGGAAACCAGCGCGCCAGGACCCAAGCAGCCACCTGGCGCGCCTCCCTAACCTGACCGTTGAGGCTGTCCCCCCTAACGTCCCGCGACGATACCCCGTAGAGGTGGGAGACGACGTCCAAGATATCCTGCCACCGGACGACCGCTGATACCGTTATCGGCGGGCCCCTCAGGATCCCCGCACATTCGCGGAGGGCGTCCGACAGGACCTCGGCACACTGGGCCAACCGCTCGTCGACGCCCTGAACGATTGACCGGTCGTTCACGATGGCCACCGCGTCAGGAACGTGGAACCCTTGCCGTAGTACCGGCGGGCCCACCAATACGTCAGGCGCCGCTGAATCCTGCACAGGGCAGCCCGACCCACCTCTCCTTCAACGCCGAACGACCGCAGCAGCCGGCGCTGAGACCTGAAAACGTTCCTAGGATTCACGGTCCACCTCATCCCGCTGCGAGAAGACCAAGCGGATAAGCGCCCAGAGGTTCTCGTCGACGATGGGCTCGCGGCGGAGTTCCTCGTACGCCTCCACGGCGTGGTTCAAACGCCCCAACACGTTGTCGAAGTCTTCTACCAGCGCCTTACTCGTTACGGTTGCCATCCTAAATCTCCTTGCTACCGAACCCGTCGTGGGCCCGCCCAGTCCCCGGAACCAACGCTCCGGGAACCGCCGCGGACTAACGATCGGACTAAACTAGGCACGTCCCCTCCCCCCTACAGTACCTTGCTGCCGGCGTAGTGTCGGTCGTGGTAGCGGTTGCGGCGGCCGTCCATGAAGTCCTGCTCACCCTTGCCCTCGCACCGGTAGCACACGCCCCCGGGTCCCGTAGGCCGACCGTTCAGGACCATCGTTACGAAGGCGCCCGTGCCGGCACAGCGCCGGCACGGCATGCGCAGGGTCTCCACGGCCTCCACCCACCTCTCTGGGGTGGGGTTCTCCCCGGCCGTGGCGCGGGCCGCGGCGTTCACCTGCTCCACGCTGGCGTTGTCGTAGGACAGAGCGTAAAGCGCCCGCGCATACCGCTTCCGGTAACCGTCTATCGTCGTCTGCTTAGCCAATCCTTCGCTCTCCGGTCTCCCGGCCGCGCCCACCGCGACCTACCTGTATTAAAACATAATTCCATATTCCGTGTCAAGCATTAAATTACTACAAACGAAACGAGAACAACCGCCGCACAACCACACCTCCCCGCACCCGGTAACGGGACCACCAAAACCGGAAACGTCTAACCAGGTACCGTTCACCGGGAGGGGAGACACCCGCGCCACGAACAGGTCGAACAGCTCCCGCACCCTGGATAGAGCCTCGACGGCCTCGTCCACGGACAGGTCCCGACCCGCACAGTCGCCGGACCACTCGCTGCGGAGGTCCGAGAACAACGCCGCGCCCTCCTCACCGGCGACATGGTACGCTACCTCGGACAACTCCTCAACGAGGGCGGCCAAGCACCCCGTATAGCTACAGGTACCCCGACCCCCCACGGTGACCGTTACCACGGGAACGACCGACGCCACACGGTATCGGCTACCCGCGGGCCGGTAGACAGGATATCGAAGGGGCGCCCCACCAGGGACTCGTTGTTCCGGATCCAGTCCCTGGTCTTGGTAGATAGACGGCCCCATTCGCACACCCCCCTATCCTCGTGGTTCAGGTAGTCGACGAAGGTCAGCGCCAGCCGCGTCGGTTGACATACCGTAACGGCCCTCCTGACCTCCAACGGGTCGAACAACGCAACGCGGCGGGTACGCTTCGACACGGTCGTCTGCTCGACGATCGGCTCCGGGGACCCGGAAAACTCCGTAACCTCCTCCCACGTGGTCTCCCTACCCATGGGGCCGCTAGTTCCTGACCCAACCGACGGTACGCGGATGGGGAAGGTACGCACCACCATTACGACCTCGTTAACCAGGTGCGGGGCCACCCCCACCTCGGAACACACCACCGCCGGGCTGGTATCGCGCGAGGTAACGTACGGGTAGTACCCGTAGTAGGAGCTGAGGCCGAACCCCTGCGTACCCTCCAACAGGATGTTGCGGCCCTCGGTACGGGCTTCGTCCACCACCGACGGAACGTCCCCCAGGTACCTCTGGAAGCGCGGTTCGTCACCCGCCAGCGGGACGTCCCGCCTGCCGCGGTCCAGTATACGGCGGGCCAGGGCCTCGCCGGTTCCCTCGGCCGTGGACCCTATGCGGTCCCGCAGCGACCCCTCCGGAGAATTCCCGTCGTCGACGTGACCCTCGCGCCTCATATCCTCCCGCGTTACCAGACTAGCGCGCGGGTCGATAACGAGGCGGTCGGGCCCCAACCCGAACCTGGCTATCTCCTCGCACAGTACGTCCGGCTGCAGTACCGCCCCGGGGCCGATGGCCATCCGCAGGTGCCGATAACACGCACCAGAAGGGAGACTGCGCGTAACGTGGAACGCGCCGTTCGGACCCTCGAACACGTGCCCCGCGTTGGGGCCGCCACCGCGTACCGACAGGTCCGCCCCCTGAGCCAGCATACCGGCCACCTTGCCCTTCCCCTCGGAACCGAACTGGCCACCCACCACCACCGTTATCATCTCACTCCTCCTCGTCTATGTCTGGATAGGGGGTGTAACAGCGGCACACCTCCCCGGTTATTGGAGACTGGGCGTACCTCTCCCCGAGGCGCCCGCCGCCCCTCATCCGCTCACAGGCAGCGCGTACCTTCCGCCACCGCTTGGGATACGGAAGGTACGTCAACCGTGCGGAGAACGGCTCCACGTAGCACAGTTCGGCCAGCAACACGCCGACCGATATACACGGCTCCGACGCGGCACCGCCGTCCCACCCCCCGTAGTAGAAGTCCACGATGAGCGAGACCGCCTCCGGGAGGGTCTTAGCGTCCGACAAGACCCCCGCCAACCCGGCGCGGGAGACTGCTTTAGTGGGGGTTTCCGGCTCATCGGGGACCTTCTTGGAGGCCCCCCTACCGGTACCGGCCCTAACGGCACTCTTGGCGGCCCTCTTGGCGTACAACTTCTCAAGCGGGGTTAGCGCGGGACCGCCCCTCTCCAGCGACGAGGTAAGCTTCTCGCGCAGCTCCTCGGTACTGTCCGAGTGGGTATACGGCACCCCGACCTTGTTCAAAACGCGACAAACCTGCCCGCGGTCCATGTGGGCAACGTTCAACTGCTCCTCCCGGCTGTAATAGTTTAGGGTATGGGTCCCGAACCACGTGACGGTAACCGAGCACCGGCTACCGCTGCGCACGCGGACCTTGACCAATCCGAGGATGCGGAGGTAGTCGACCAGGGAAGGCCGACCTTCGGATATGCTCTCGCTAACCCAACACCGCCGCCGGTCCCGGCAACGGTCGTTTATGGCCCTTAGCAGGGCCAGCTCCGACACCCTGAGTTCCGGTATTTCGACCATCTTCCTCTCCAACGAAAACCACCCGTTGGATTAGAACACAGAGATATACATCTTGTCAAGTATATGTCCCTATCCCTTGCCTCTCGAACCCCCTGAAATAACTCCGCAAAGACCGCCGCCACGTTCTCCGCCTTAACCCTGGGTAAAGCACCTCTACCAATAGTTCCGGTGGACAACCATGTTCCCGCCACGGGAGGCGACTATCCAACCAATGCTCATCGGCCCATACCAGCAACGTCTCGGAATCAACCATCTCCGTTCCCGTTGAACTCACGGCGAATACTTTCGACGAGTTCTTCAGCAAGCTTCTCTATTACCGCCATCCGAACACGGCCCGCGGCTTCTTCAACACGATGATACCGCTGCCGCATCCTAGCTAGAAGCCCCAACTCATCCGAACTGAAGGGGGCTACCATGTCGTAAGCATCACTAAGATCCTGACGCAAAATTAACTGGTCGACGTCACTTAGAATGCCAGACAAAAAAACCTGCCTGATAGCCCAACCCATCTTGTAAAGGTTTACTACGGCCAGCGTTCTATCGTTAGCAGCCAAAGCTGCCCTTACATGATACTTGCTACTCATTTTCCCTCCCCTTGTCTACACAAACACACCGGCCGTCCCCTTACCTTCCTACACCGCAGGCAACGATACTCAGTAGGTGTTAGGTGACAACAGCTTGATCTTCCCGGAGAGCCTCGCAAGATCGCTTGTAGAGGACAGACGTGTTGACGGCGGGGATGTAGTGCCCGCAGACGTACAGTCGTAGAATCTCCAGCCAGTAGTAATACAGCACCTTCCAGAGCACCTTTCGCATCGGGCGCCCATTACGATCATGGGTCACCTTGATCAGTACGCAGTCACGGTTACTGATGTGGTGAATCGGAGTGTTACGATCGGGATGCTGCCAGAACTTCCGGCCGGACCCACTGTGGTCGTAATCGTAGACGGGGATCACCTCGTCGCCGTCGCGGGTGACCCAGCCACGCCCGGTCGTGACAAAGCGACCGGAGGTCACTACAACGCCCGTCCAAGGAGCGTTATGGTGACTACGAACCCGAGTCCCGGGTCGTAGGCGTTCGGACTTGGCCATGTCACCCCCCTACAGGAAGCGGTTATGGGGGAGGCACGCGTACGCTTTCGCATCCTTCAAGGTCGCGAAGAGACGGAAGGCGAACTCCTCACCGTCGTGGCGATCGAGCCTCCAGTAGGACTGACTGCAGGTGTAACCGGCCTGCTTGGTGATCGTCCACGTGCCACAGGCGGTCTTGTAACTACCGTCGAGCTGACGAGACCACTTCAGGCCGTCCATGCGCTTCAAGAACTCGACCGCCGCCGCGGCCATCCTAGCGCGGTAGTTGACGTAACCAGGTGACCGGGAAAGCCTGGCGGCCAGGGCTCTCACCACCTCGACGGGGTCGTCGGAACCTACCCCGAACCGTTCCGCCAGCACGGCCAGGCCAAGGTCCCTGGACCCCGGTTCGGGACAGGGGCGGACAGCCTCACCGACCGGGCACCACCGGGATACGGTAGGGCGGGCTATCCCAAGGACGTCCGACACGGTCTGGGCAGAGAACCCCGCCGCCACCAAGGCCTCGGCCCGGGCCCGGCGCAGGTCGGGCGGGCGTACGTTGCCCTCACCCCTAAAGTACAGGCACCGGTTTTGGAAATCGTCGCGGGTGAGGCGCTCCCGAACACACTCCACCAAACTGCGGTGGAGCAGCCTAGACTCTGAAACGTTTAGGGAAGGGGACGCGGGAGGCTGGAAGCTTATCACGGCGTGTTGCCTACCGAGCGCGTCCTTGCACGCCTCCAGAAGGTCCCGGGGCAGTACCTCGTCAGCCTGTAAATACCTGTAGGAACCCATCAACGCCCCACCACGTCCGCCAGCATCATCACAAAATTGGCCACGTCAGCCGCCTCCTCCAACACCCTAGCCGGGTCCAGGTCCTTACGAACCTTTGGAGATACCCCCCTACCCCACGCCGACCGCCGGATTACCTCCGCCTCAAGCTCCGCCAGCTCCTCCCGAGCACGGTACAGGAGCCAGAACGGATTACAATCGGACCAACCACCCTTATGGTCGTTCAGGCGGAGCTTGCGCTCCATCTCGCGCGCGAAGCTCCTTACCTCGGGGCGCACTTCCTCTCCGAACCCTTCGTCCATCCCGCACCTCCTAACCCAAAAAAGCACACCGCCCAGGCCTAGTCAAGGATTACGAACAACTCCCTTGACAAGGAGGAAGAAGAAGGATACCATAAGCGGCATGGGTAATAGCCAACGACGGAAGGGGGCGCGCTTCGAACGGGACACGGCCAACCACTACCGCACCCTACTGGGACGCGACGAAGTTAGGCGAGGGCTGCAGGACCGGGAGAAACCGTCCGAATGCGACGTTGAGGGGTTTAACCTACTCTTCGTCGAGACCAAGAACCAGAGGGTGGTAAACCCGAGGGCGGCGCTGGAACAAGCGCGCGACCAGGCAGCCGGGTTGGGGGACGGAAGGATACCGGTGGTGGTATTTCAAGAGGCACCCAGGGCCGGCAGGGTCAGGAAGGGGGACCGTACCTACGTCATCATGTACCGGGGTGGGTTCGACGAATTACTACTAAAACTGCAGGAAGCGGGGGTGGAACCGTGACGGACTACGGCTGGCTATACGAACCCTGGCCACGGATTGAGAAGTGGAAGGGGTGCAGACCGGTAACCAAGGCCACCAACCCGCCGGGGGTAACGCTAACCGAGCGCGTCCGCAACGCCCTGGGAAGTTCGTTCTCGCGGTGGATGGACGTGTTATTGATGACACCCCCCCAGCTCCTACGGATCAGGAACCTCGGGCCGGCCTCCCTCCGCGACCTACAGTGCGGGTTGGCAGAGGTGGGCCTGGCCCTCGCACCGGAACCGGGCCGCGCGATGAACCGGCTCCAGGTCGAACACGTTCACCGGAAGGCCTCGGAGCTCCTGCGCGAGACCCCGGAGGATCCGTACCTGCTGGGGATGGTAACGGCATACGAGCACGTACTCGGTATAGGAAATACCGAACCGTGAAGCTAACCATCGACAACGTCTCGACCACCGTAGAAACAGACGAAGACGAGCTAGGGTGGCTGCGGGAATACCTAACGTACGAGGTGCCGGGGTACGACCCCAGGTCCCGCAAGCGGTACGTGGAGAGGTATTGCTCCCTGAGTAGAGAAAGGTTTCCATCCGGACTGGTAGAGATGGTGGAGGTAGCCGCCGCCGAAGACGAGGGGTTCTACGTTGAGCGGGTGGATAAGCGCAACCGCCCCACCGATGAATTCAGAGAGGACCGACTGGGGTGGCTGTACGATTACCAGCTAAAGGGCGTCCGAGCGGCCCACCGGAGCACCCGCGGGATACTAAGCCTGGCCACGGGGTCCGGTAAGACCGAGATAGGGATCGGACTGTCCCTAGCGATACCGGTAAAGTGGCTGTTCCTGGTAGACTCCAAGGACCTGATGTACCAGACCGCGGCCAGGTACCACAACCGGACCGGGCTAGTCGCCGGAACTATCGGAGACGGCAGATGGGGTGAGTACCCGGGACACGGCGTTAGCGGCCTCAACTGCGCCACCTTCCAGACCCTGTACCGGCACCTGGACGACGAGAGAACGCAAAGGCTGCTGGCGTCCACCGGAGGACTGATAGTGGACGAGGCCCACACCCTGCCAGCATCTACCTTCTGGCGCGTCTCCCAAGCGTGCGGGGCCTACTGGCGCCTGGGACTATCGGCCACACCCCTGGACCGCGAGGACCGCAGGTCCATACTGACGGTGGCGGCCCTGGGCCCCATCATATACCGGGTGCCGCCCCAGGACCTGATAGCCGCGGGGGCCGTGGCCCGGCCCAGGATCACCATGGTACCGTACCAACACCCTCGACCTACCCCGGGGTCCCGCAGGAAGTGGGACAAGGTGTACAGGGACGGTGTATCCCGCAACGCCCACCGCAACCGGTTTACGGCATCGGTGGTGGTGCGGGCCGCGAAACCGTCCCTGGTGTTCGTAAAGCACACCAAGCACCTGTTCTCCCTGCAGGCAGCGCTACAACAAGAGGGGTTGGTTACCGAGGTGGCCCACGGGAAGCACTCCAGCTGGAAGCGCAGGGAGACGATGGAGGCTGCCAACAGAGGCGACGTCGACGCCGTAGTGTGCACGGTGGTGTTCCAGAAGGGTATCGATATACCCGAACTACGCAGCGTCGTAAACGCCGCCGCCGGCAGGTCCGCCATAGCCTCCCTACAACGGCTGGGGCGCGGTATGAGGAACACCCCCAGCAAGGACGAGTTCGAACTGTGGGACATCGCCGACGAGGGCGACCCGATGTTGGAGAAGCACTCCCGAACACGTGAGAAGACGTACAGGGACGAGGGATACGAGGTTAGGAGAGCATGAAGAACGACACCGTACCAATACCGACCGCGTCCGGGCTGCTATTCGATCCGCTGAAGCCGACCCCGGACGGGATAAGGGCCGTCGACGTAGCCCACGCGCTGGCCAACAAGTGCCGGTATACCGGCCATACGAGGGTGTTCTACAGCGTCGCCGAACATAGTGTTAGGGTATCGCAGTACCTGCGCGAGGGGGGCGTGTGCCGGGAGGGGCAGCTATGGGGCCTGCTACACGACTGCGGCGAGGCCTACCTACCGGACATAGCTTCCCCGGTAAAGCCGCACGTGTGGATACGCATCCCCGGTACGGGAACAGACATACCCTTCGAGGAAGCCGAGAGGAACGTCCTGAGGGCCGTAGCCGAGGCCCTAACCGTCCCCTGGGAAGGGCACGACCGGTGGGCAGCGACCGTGAAGGAGGCCGACCTGGCCATACTGTCCTGGGAAGTCAGGGCGCTGCTGCCCCCCATACCCGGTTATTGGCGGGAGGCCGACAGAACCCTGAACAGATCCCCGCCGGCAGCCCCCGAACTTTCCGGAGCTCCGGGGTGGAAACCGCGGGTAGCCCGCGACGAGTTCCTGGTCTCGCTAGGTTCCCTGCTGGGGTGAGAAACGAATGGCCTACGGGACCTTCCGAGACACCACTTCCCCCCATAGCGCGCGCGGATGCGCGCGGCTTGGAAACGCGCCCACACGGTGTAAGAACGCGCGCCTCAGCGCGTACCAAACACCGCGCGCGGGCGCGCGGGCGCGCGCGCTTTCACAGAAAACTTTTTCTTTTTCTTTGAAAAAGAAAACGTTTCCTGTAGTTCTTTAACTTTTTTTCAAAGAAAAAAAGAAAAGAACGCCGCAGTTCGAAACGTGCGGCCTTCTTATTTTTTTTCTTCACCTGGGGGCGCTTCGCGCCCCATCTAACATACATACCCCTTCCTACGGCATACCGAGATGTGCTAACCTAGCCGGTTGAAGGAGGAGAGCCTAGATTGGAGACTGCGGTTAGAGGTTCGGGGCGTCCGTTCGACGGTCTGTGGCCGTACCTGGAGCGGTGCGGGGTTCCTACCCCGCTCACGGCTAAGGTACCGGTGGCGGTCGTACCGGCCCCCGCCCTGGTCCCTAGCGATGCGACTTCGGAGGAGCTGATCAGGGTAGCCGTACGGTGTTACCGGGAGGCCTGCCACGTAGTGGGGGAGCCGCGAAAGGCGGTACGGTACCTGTACTCCCGCGGCATCGGTGGCGGCCTGCGTCGCAACATGCTAGCCGCCGCAGAACTGTTCCGCCGAAAATCCTGCTCCCCGCTGGGGTGGGCCGTGTGGAGCGCCCGCCAGTTCAGCAAGTTTAAGGGCTCCGGTAGACCCCCCGCCACCTACATGTACGCTCCCGGTAGGGTGAACAAACAGCGGGCCTGGTACCAGCGCGAATTCGAGCCGAGGGGCGGGTTAAGGATTACCGGTCCGGCGGCGTTAGAAGCTATGGACGTACTGGCCGAGGTTAGGGCCGCGGCCCTAACCTTCCGGGGACCACCGGAAGAGCTGGCGGCGACGGTAACGGGAGCGGTGGATTTGGAGAGGCTAAGGGAGGCGCTGTACCGCGCCGGGGAGGAGGCCGATGGTGAGAGGGAAAGATTCGACAGGTGCCTGCGGGACTGGCGTTGGATCCCGGAGTGGGACCGCTGTTAAAGAATCTCAGGGACCGCGACCGCACCGCCCAACGCAAGCTTCAGGAAGAAAGAAACGATGACTGAGGGGTACGGGTTCGATCCCGCCTTCGAGGCGGCGGTGGTACTGACGTTAACCCAGAGTCACCGGTTCTACGGGATGGCTGGTCACTACGTGGACCCGGAACTACTATCCTGTAAGGAGGCATCGTGGCTGTGTACGGCGGCCCACGCCGTTTACAAGGACTCTGGAAGGGGACCGGAATCTTCCATTCTGGTGGTGCAGCGTCTGCGCCGGTGGATGAACGCTGGCAGGTTGACCTTCGAAGCGTTGGAGGCCGCGGTAAACTACCTGAACCGGGCCGAGGACGATGGCCTGCCGAACGAAGATGCCATCCTGGTCGAGCTGGTACCGGTCCTGAAGCGGAGGTACGAACACCGCGTGGCCCGAGCCGGCCTCGACAACTACTCCAAGCGGGGCGACTTCGGGGAGGTGGTAAAGCTCCTGGAGGAGGCCCGCCGGATAGGGGAGAACGACGTATCGCTGGGTTCCCAACTCGGCAGCGACAGCTTCCGGGATATAGAGGCGCTGCGCCACCTAGACCGGCTTCCGACCGGAATCGACGACCTGGACCTGGCGATGAGCGGGGGGATGCCGAGGGGACTGACGGGGGTCGTCATGGGGGGCACCGGCGAGGGCAAGTCGATGTTCCTGTCCCAGGTGGCGTCCTACAACCTGCTGAACGGTCTGATGGTGTGCTACGCCGTGGTATCGGACCTGGACGAGGCGGACGTTAAGGCGCGCATGATCGCTAACCTGACGGGAACCCCGATCGACGCCGTCATGGCCGGGTCGGACGAGGCCAGGTTCAGGCTCGCGGCGCTGGAACCGAAGCTCGGTATCGGCATGGTGAAGGAGTTCACGGAGGACGTTACCGCGGTGGCCGATATTCTGGAGTGGGTATCGGCCTGCCAGGACTACCACGGGCGCCGCTGCGACCTGCTGGTGGTGGACTACGCGGACCGCCTGGCGGCCCCCGCCGAGAAGTCGGAGTACAACGCTATGAAGGTCGTGTACGAGGCCCTACGCAAAGCTGGGAAACGCGACAAGCGGTGGACCTGGACCGCCAGCCAATCGCGAGACCGCGACGAGAAATCCAAGCGTATCAAGACCCACCGGGACGCGGCCGACAGCATCAACAAGGCGCGCGTTGTCGACGCGTGGATCACGCTGAACGTGTGGGAGTCGGAGTCCAGCCCGACGGGACTGGATCAGTACTTCTTCATATCGAAGTTCAGGAAGGGCAGGGCCCGCGTCAAGGTCGGCCCGCTGGAGGTAGAGTACGAACTGGGGCGGGTAGCGCCGTCCCGCACCCTGGAGAAACTACACCAGGGTACCGGTAGCGGGAGGCGTGCCGCGTGGGTGCTGTAGGTGAGCGGGGCCTTCGCCAGTATAGCCGAGGTAATAGAGGAGCTGCGGCGCAGGGCCGGGGTTCACGAAACGTTAACCGCCAAGGAACGGTGGGGTGGCGGTATCCCCACGTGGGGGGACGACATGGGCGCAGCCATAGAGAGCGAGTTTGACTTCGACAAGGACGACCTGCCCGGCGCTGACGAACTCAACGCGTGGGTCGCCAAACTATCCCCGGCGTGCCTGGTCAACCTCAGCGCGTGGGACCTGTCGGCGCTGGCGGACACCGTTAAGATGATCGTCAACGACCGCCTGGACCACCTCCACGACTACGTCAAGGACGTGCTATTAGAAACAACATTCGGAGTACCGAACAAGGCGCTGACTTTAAAAGAGGAAAAAACCCTAGCGGTGTTGTCACGCCTCGAACGGTGCCGCCTGTAGTATGTCCCTTGACAAAGTACCAACAGGTGTGGCCCGATAAACACATGGACGCCGCAATCCTAAATGCTATAGCGGACATGAACCCGTCGAGTAGCGGATGGTTCCGCGCCAACTGCCCGTTCTGCGAACAGCGCGTCGGCAAGGTCGACCGGCAACGGTGCCTGGCCGTCAACGTTAGAACCGGCCGCTACATGTGCTGGCGCTGTGAGGTCAGGGGCTCGGTCCCGGTAGAGGTACTGTCCCACCAGGACCGGGCGGTAACCGTCGTCGACCACGGCCACCGCTACCTCGGGAAGCCCGAAGGGTTCTACCGGCTCGGGGGTCGCCCTCCCCTATCGCTGCGGCGCGCCGCCCTCTACTTGGATAAACGGAGGGTGCCGCGCTCCGCGGTCCGGGAGCTGGGGATCGGTGCGGCCGTGAGCGGGTACCTGTCGCACCGGGTGGTGGTCCCGGTTAAGGGTTACGGTAGTAGGTGGTTAGGGTGGGTGGCCAGGTCGTATAGCGGCGCCGAACCGCGCTACCTGTACCCCCCCGGGATGAGGAGGGGCGAGCTCCTCTTCAACGAGGCGCGCCTAACCTGGGATACGGACTCCCCGGCGCTGCTGGTTGAGGGCGTCATGGATGCCCTGCCACACTGGCCGCACGCCGTCGCATGTCTCGGGAAGCCTAGCCGGTGGCAGAAGGAACGCCTGCGGTCCGCCGATTGCCCGATAGCCGTAGCACTAGACTCGGACGCACAAGACGAAGGATGGGCGCTGGCGATGGAGCTACGGCTCTACGGTCGGCGCGCCGGTTTCGTGAAGCTACCGCCCGGGAAGGACCCGGGCGACATGACCGACACCGGACGGTTGCTGGAAGCCGCCGTGAGGTCGATCTACGAGGAGGTCTAAAGTGATCAAACAGCTCGGTTTCGTTACCGAAATTCATGGTGAGACGCCGGACGAGGGTAGGCGCTGCGTCTTCGCCACCAACGACGTTAAAGTACAGACGCTGTACGTGGAGAACGTATCGTACGACGAGGCCGTGGCTATCGTCGCGTGGTTCGACAACAAAACATCCGAGGATCTCGTTACGGTCTCCAGCCGCGCCATCGGTGACGCCGACTACACCGAGGCCGATCCCAAACCCGTCTTGGCGGTCGGTCCCGAATCAAAGGCGGGGCGCTCGCGGAGCAAGGCTGACCAGAAGGTTGGGTGTACAACCGGGATCTCGGAAACGACCCCGTACGACGAGACCGAAGCCGACCCCGAGCCAAAGGCGAAGAAGACGAGGGGATCGGCGAAAAGGAAGAAGAAGTCAAAGGGATCCGAGAAGGCGAAGAAGGCGACCGATATCGATCCCAGCGACGCCGCGGAACGCCTGCGGAACGAGACCTCCGAAAAACTGGACAAGACCCCGCCCAACGGGGTTCCGGAGGAGCTCCTGGAGGTAAACCAGATCAAGCAGGTGGTACTATATTTCGTGAACCTCGGCATGGGCCCTGACGACATCGACGAGGTCACCGAGACCTGCGAGGTGTGGAAGGAGTCCATACCGGCGCTGGCAAGGGTAAAGGCAAACCTGCGCGACCGCCTACACCGCCTGCTGACCATCCACGGATGAAGAGGATACCCCTGTACGACCGCTCCTTCGGGCTCCCGGTCTCCGACTATTCCTCCGCGCTCGATACCGACCCCCGGTGCGAGCGGTGCGAGCTGCACCGCGGAACCGGGCACGTCTGCCTACCGGCCGAAGGGCAACCGGGGGGCCTGCTGGTAGTGGGCGGGGCGGTATCGAAGGCCGACGACCGCGCCGGTAGGCCGTACTCCGGGACTACCGGAGGGTACCTGCGCCGCCTGTTGCGGGACGCTTACGGGGGCCCAGTGGCCCTAACCTACGCCGTTCGCTGCAACCCGCGGCGCGGAAGGGTGGCCACCAAGCACGTTAACGCCTGCCGTCCCTACCTATCCGGCGTCCTGGGAGACGCCGACCCGGAGCGCGTGGTCCTCCTCGGCGGAATCGCCGCTGAGGGATTCGTCGGGTACCCGGTCCACCCTACGAGCGCGCGCGGCGGCTATATATACACCGGGGACGCCGTACCGGTCTTCTACCTCCCTTGGCCCGGTCCCCAGGTACAGGGTAACAGGTTCTACCGGGCAGAGTTCGAGGAGGACCTGCGGTGGGCCTTGGAAACCGACCCCGCCCTCCCCCCGTGGCGCGGTAGCTCACTGGTGGTGGAGGACGAATTGGACGCCGCCGAAGCCGTCGCGGTATTGGAGACGGTCGGTAGGTTCTCCTTCGACTGCGAGACGTACGGTCGGCAACACGACGAGGACTTCCGGTTACTGTGCGTAGCCTGTTCCCCGGAAGGGTTCGACGACGCGTACGTTTGGCCGGAGGCTGCCCTGCGGGACCCCGGCATCTCCGGCTACCTGAAGAGGTTGATGGCTAACCCGCGGGTCGTTAAGGACGGTCACAACGTCAAGTACGACCAGGAGAGCGTGTGGTTAGCTATGGGGGTTGAGGTCGAGGGCATCTTCGGCGATACCCGGGTGTGGCGGCGCATGGTCGAAACGGAGGCTAGCGGCAGGTTGGAGGACGTTGCCGAGTTGGTGGGTATGGGCGGTCACAAGAGGGAGGCCAAGTACTACGTGGACCGGGCGAAGCGCAGGCTGAGGGCCCAGGATAAGGAAACCTCCGTCCTGGGCGGGTGGTACCGCGGTAAGAACTACGACCGCTACGCCTACGCCGCCGTTCCAGACGATACCCTGCACCGGTACGTGGCCCTGGACGCGGTCTCCACCCAGAGGTTGACCGCGCACCTGTGGGGGGAGCTGGGGGAAGCCGGCCTGCAGCACGTGTGGGAAGACCAGCTTAGGGACGCTAGCTGGGCCCTCGGGTGGGTAGAGAGGTGGGGGATGCCGGTCGACCGAGACCAGGCCCGGCTAGCCACCGAATACGTAAATTCCCGCCTGGCGGAACTGGACGGCAGGCTCCGCCACTACGGCGACATCAACTTCAACTCGGTGCCGCAACTGTCCGACCTACTGTTCAACCAGCTCGGGCTTCGCACCACCGTCCTTACCGGAACCGGGAAGCCGAGTACCGGTAAGGAGGCGCTCGCAGAGATGGAGGGGCAGCACCCGATAGTGGCCAACCTGCGGGAACACAAACGGTTGGAGGCCCTACGCACCAAGTTTATCGTCCCTATCGGTGAACACACCTGCGACGATGGCCGGGTCCACCCCGCGCTATTGTTGGACGGTACGGGAACCGGGCGCCTGTCGTGCAGGGAGCCGAACCTGCAGGCCATCAAGAAGGGGGACAAGGGCGACGAGGAGCGCATGATGCGCAACATCTTCGCTGCCCCCGCCGGCCGCAAGCTGGTACAGTTCGACTACAGCCAGATGGAGCTCCGGATAGCGGCGGCCATCAGCGGGGACGAGGCGATGAAGGAGGTGTTCCTGTCGGGAAAGGACTACCACGCCCGGACGGCTGCCTTCATACAGGATCTGGTGCCGTTCCAGGTGGACCGACGCATGGCCAAGGCGGTCAATTTCGGCCTCATCAACGGTGTAGGAGACGCACGCATAGCGCACGACCTGAAGATCACCGAAGCACAGGCTGCTAGCATCCGGAAGGCCATTACGTCCAAATTCCACGGGTACGCTTCCTGGGTGCGCCGTACCGTGTACGAGTCCACCAAGTCCGGATTCGCCCATACCGTCTGGGGACCGGACCTGAGCAGGTCCCGCCGCCGCAAGATCTACAACATCGGGAGCCCAAACTCCGCCCAGAAGCACAACGGAACCATAGCCGCCTACAATACCGCGGTGCAGGGGACGGCCTCGGACTACTGCCTGGCCTCCCTCGTGGAGGTATGTAGGTGGATCCACGACGACGCGGTCCCGGCGAAACTCATCCTGCAGATACACGACGCGCTAGTACTGGAGTGCGGCGAGGACGCGGTGGACGAGGTACTGTACCAGGTTAACAGGATCATGACGTCCTGGCCGTCTATGGGTGTCCCCCTGAAGGTAGACGCCGAGGTCGGCCCGTCGTGGGGGGAGATGGAGGAAGTGAGGCTGTGACTAAATGTTGCGGTACGGAGGCCCGAAATGCGACGTCACACCGTCTACATTTCTTGAAGACGGTCTTCTCTACTGCGAGAACGAAGCTGGGGACCCATGATCGAGTGCTGTCTGTCGAGCTATGACGCCGACCCGTGTCAGTTTCATACTTGTAAGATGGTGCGAGCCGTGAAGACGCACCAGTGCTATGAGTGTGGCGAACAGGTCGACGTCGGGGAGCTACACGAGTATGTGTTCGTGGTCGACCAGGACGGAAATTCAGAGTCGATTCGGACGTGCGTCGTGTGCCTGGCCGTCCGCAACGACCACGACTGCGGGGATGGATACATCTACGGTGCGCTGTGGGACACGCTGCGTGAGTGCTACGGGACAGAGGTAGTCGATGATCCGGAGGACCATGACCCCGACGACCCCCACACTAACCCATGGGAGCCGCCCCCAACGTGTGGATCGACCACGGCGTACTACGCGCATCACTGGAGGCGAGATAGTGATCAATGGGTGTGTGGGCGATGCGGTCTCGGTTGGATACCTAGGTCACTGCAGGCGCTGGCTGACAACTTCCGTCAAGTCAACCAGGACGACTAATGAGGTACGTTCCCGGTAACTGGACGCGCTCAAACGTCGAGATGGTACTGCTGGGGGTACAGGGTAGGGTGAAGCGCGGGGACGTCCGGCAACTGGTGCTGGCCCAGCGCCACTCCACCAAACCAACCGAGGTAAGGGAGCGGATCGTCCAAGTTGTTGGTGACGTACCCCGCCTAGAAATATTCGCCAGGGAGGTAGTGCCGGGGTGGGACCACCACGGCAACGAACTACCGGGAGGGGTAGAGATATGAGTAAAACCTCGCGAGCGTTGGACCACCGCGGCCCCGTATGGGGACAGGTGGCTGAGCTGATCGATCTGTGGAAGGACGGCGGTTCGTGTAGCAGTACCGACCTCGCCACCGACATACTGGAGGTCGTTAGGCGGGTCCTGGCCAACCAGGGTCAGGACGGCCCCGAGCAGTTGGTATGCTGTTTCCGGGGATGCGACGAGGTCGCCGAGTGGGCCCTGACACCCTGTGACGGTACCTCCCGACAACGAGCAGGACACTACACGCACGTCTGCGACGAGCACGTCGGGAAGCTGCTGTCGTGCGGCCGCGGAATCGACTGGAGCGTTAGCCCGCTCGGTGGACGGGATGAAGGATAAGCACATCCGGGCGCGTATCGAGGCCTGCCTGGCGCTGGCAGCCTGCTCCAACTGCCCACGCGGGAAGCACGGGGCGATGTTGCTGGACCCGGAGCGCAACGTAGTACTGGCCGACGGTTACAACGGTGCCCCCCGCGGGGGCGGGGAGCTGTGCGGCGGTTCGTACTGTTTACGCAACGGCCTAGACCGTACCTCCATGCACATCCTGCCGGAGGGTGGCGACCTAACCATACAGGTGGACGGTCGCGTCCTAGAACGCTACCCTAAGACGACCCGCAACCGCGACCTGTGGGCCCGTATGGACGCGCTGGCCACGCCACCGATCCCGTCCGGTACCAACACCGAGGTAGGGTGCCACCACGCCGAGATGAACGTCATCTGCAACGCCGCCGCCAACGGTACGGCGACCAAGGGAGGGTGGCTCATCGTAACGGGCGAGCCCTGCCGCATGTGCGCAAAGCTCATCCACCATGCCGGAATCGTCAAGGTATTGGTGGTTAACGGCGGGTACGGTGGCCCGAACGGTGTAGGGTACCTGCGCAAACACGGCGTCGAAGTAACATCGTACTCCGTATCCGACAGGGGGATAACGTGAGCGCGTGTTCCAGGTGCGGGTACGTACCGTGCCGGTGCGGGTGGGTAGGGGACCAGGACAACAGCGTCGTGCGTCGCAACGTGGAGACGGAGTGCGAGCGGTGCGGCGCCTCCGTTACCGTCGATACCTTCTCACCGCACCCGTATTTGTGCTCCGGATGCTCCAAACCGTCGCCGGAGAACCTCCTACCGGTAGTCTGCGGCGACTGCGGGGATACGTTCATGGGGGACCCCGGAGAGCGGTCCACCTGCCCGGATTGCGACCCCGACCGTTTCACGAAGCACGACGGCGGCAAACCGGACCTGGCGCTGTGGCCGCCGCGCGCCTTCGAATCGGTGGGGAGGGTGCTCACCTACGGTATCAAGAAGTACGCTCCCGGTAACTGGCGCAAGGTTAACGAGCTGCGCCGCTACTACAGCGCCGCCCTCCGGCACCTCTTCGCCAGGCTGCGCGGTGAGCGTTTGGACTCGGAGAGCGGGCTACCGCACCTGGCGCACGCGGTGTGCTGCCTGGCGTTCCTCCTAGAGTTGGAGGAAGAGGAGCTAGAACCTACCCCAGAACGAACGAGGGCGATGTGGTAACCACCGTAACAATCGTTAGCGGTACGTTCCGTCGTGCCTGCGGAGTGGTTTTACCGGAGAGGGACGAACCGTGATCACAGATGAAGAACGAGTATTCGCCCAGCGGTGCTACTACCTGGACACCGACGACCTCCGTAAGGAGCTCGTAACCTTCCCGACCCAGTACGCCTACTGGGCGTTCAAGTTCGCGGACGCCAAGAGGGAGCACCGCCTCACCAAGGTAGAGGTCGAATCGCTGGTCGCCGTACTCCGGGAGGAGATCCGCGAAGACCTCGAGGCCTCCGGGGGGAAGGTCACCGAGAAGAGGATCGATTACGCCGTCGCGTCCCACCCGGAATACCTGGCGGCCGTCAAGGAAGAGGTAAACGCCGAGCACAGCGCGCGCTGGGTTAAGGGTCTACTGATGTCCCTTGACAAGAAGGGCGATAGCCTGGTATCATTGGGCGCGTCCGAACGGCAGGAGATAGAGTCGTTCGGTTCCAGGGCGGGGTAGCACCGGCTCTCCAACTCCTCCGGTCGTGGGTTACTTCCTGAGGTAGGTAGCCATCGCCGGTGCTGCCCCACCCAGTTTCTTTAAGCAGGTAAGTGAGGTAAGTAACGTGAGCAACTTCTACGATTACGGCGACTGGGACGACGACGCTGCTACTGAGGAGGACGAGGAGCTGAAGCGCGGCTCCGGCGACTTCCGCAGGATCGAACCGGGTAAGGTAAGGGTCCGTTTCCTGCCGCCCCCTCCCGGCCAGCGCAACCCCTGGAAGAAGGTTTTCCAGCACTTCGTTAAGCCTCCCGGGCGCGGTGAGGACCCCATCGTCTTCCCCTGCCCCAAGAGGGAGGCCAACCGGCCGTGCCCCATCTGCAGGCACGCCGACCGCCTCTTCCGGACCGGTGCCCAAGCCGACAAAGACCTCGCCTTCGACCTCTACCCCAACATGCGGATCTTCGCCGAGGTAGTCGTCCGCGGCGAGGAGGACCGCGGCGTTCAGATCCTCCCCTTCGGTAAGATGATCTACGGCAAGCTCATGAAGATCCGCCGCGACCCCGACAGCGGCGGCAACTTCACCCACCCCCTACACGGCTTCGATATCATCATCGAGCGCGAGGGTACCGGTAAGCGGGATACCCGCTACGACACACGTACCGTCATGCAACAGTCCCCGCTCGGTACACCCGAACAGATGGAGCTGTGGCTCGACCCCGACGAGCGGAAGGACCTCAACCGCTTCGCCGTTCCCGTCCCCGTCGAGACCGTCGAGCGTGCCCTGGCCCTCGCCACCGGTGGGGAGCCGGACCCCGTCTCCTCCGAGGTCGTCCCGGCGGGACGCCGCCTCAACTCCGCCCGCAACGTAACACCGCGCGCGCAGGACCAGCTCTACAGGACCACCGCCGCCGGCCTCCGACAGTACTCCAACGGGTTCAAGCGGGACGGCCTCAACCCCTCCTTCACCACCTTCAAAAACTGCGCCATCCTGGCCAAGGGTGAGAAGTCCATCCGGGTCCGGTTCGACGACAGGGACGAGTGGGTTCCGTTCAGCCAGATCGGGGACGACTCCGAACTCTGGGAAGACTGCGAGGTGGGAGAGGAGGGTGACCTCATCGTTACCGAGTGGTGGGCCACCAAAAACTTCCTCCTCTAACTTTACCAGGAAGGCCCCTCCGAAATACCCGGGGACCCCCTCACACAATAGTCGGTGGGGTGGTAGCCCCAGTCACCGGAAGGGGCCTCCCGCACAATACAGAAGCTATAAGGAGGAGGAAGTTAGATGTTGATGCTACACGACGGGGGTAAAGAGCAAGAGACCCCACACTTCATCCGCTACTTCGAGGCGACGATGGGGATGCTGGACTCCGTCCCCCTGCCACCCGAGACGCGTACGTACCTACCCATAGGTCACCGGGAACTCATCGAGACCGTTAGGGAAGGTTTCTCCAGTTCCGTCGGGCTGGAACCGGTTGAAGAGTCCCTTTCCCTGGCCCGGGGCGGCAACCAGATGTTCTACGTCGGCCGGTACGGCCACTGCGAGGAGCTCGGTACCGGTCTCGCCGTCGGGCTACGCAACTCGTACGATAAGTCCCTGGCCGCCGGTATGTGCTGCGGCGCGAAGGTATTCGTCTGCGACAACCTGTGCTTCGACGGGGACGTCGTGGTGTTCCGAAAGCACACCAAGCACGGTATGCGGGACGTACGAAAACTCGTATCCGAGGCCGCTGAACTGGCCGAGGACCGGTTCTACGAGATGGTCGCAGACTTCGACGCCTTTCGGGAGGCGGAGCTCTCCGAGGAGGAAGGCTTCGCCCTACTGGGGAGGCTGTTCTACCGGAAAGTATTGAAGGTCAAGCAGTTTACCGTAGCGTCCAACGAGTGGCGCTCCCCCTCCCACGATACCTTCGACGACCGGTCGGTCTGGTCATTCTACAACTCCGTAACCGCCGCCCTGAAGACCGCCGGTCCCGGTAACGTGTTCCAGCTGCATTCCAGGCTGCACCGGTTCGTGCACGAAGAGGTTCTGTGATCGCCATACTACTATACGCCGCGGCCTCCTGGTACGCCGTGAAGGCCCGACGAATGATCGGTACTACTCGCGGCATCAACTACCGCGAGGTTGCCGAACGCCTCGAGAAGCCGGCGTGGTACCTGTTGGTAGTGGCCGTATCGGTTACCGCCACCCTGTACGGGTGGTGGTCCGGGATTGGCGCTGAGCTGGCCGCCTGTGAAGCGGCGGGCGACCCCGCCGGAACGGCCTACTACTCCTACATCCTTAACAAACTGGAGGTAGTGCTGTGGGTAGCGGTAGTACTGTAACAATAGCCGACGTGGCAGCGAGGTGGGTGGGCGCCAGGACCATCCACCGCCACCACCTGAGTTCTTCGAAACCGTTCGGGATCAAGGCATTGGAGATCTTCAGTGCAGGGAGGGCATCATGACGCTCGTCCTGTCGCTGTTCCCCGGGATCGGGTTACTCGACCACGCGTTCGAGGCTGAGGGCTTCTGCGTGGTGCGGGGGCCTGACGTCCTGTGGGGCGGCGACATTCGGACGTTCCACCCCCCCAGCGACAGGTTCGACGGTGTGATCGGTGGCCCGCCCTGCCAGCGCTGGTCGCGGCTGGCCAATCTCGTGCGGCACGTCCACGGCGAGGATGCCCTTGCTCCGGACCTAATCCCGGAATTCGAGCGGTGTGTGAGCTCGGCACAACCCGCGTGGTTCTTGATGGAGAACGTACCGGAGGCCCCACCTGCCAAGGTGGGTGGGTACGACGTGCACACCCTCGTGCTCAACAACCGGACAATCGACCGCGGGGACGGGATCGGCCAGGCACAGCAGCGCCGGCGACGTTGGAGCTTCGGCACCCCCGATGGACGTCGCCTCGACCTCGCCCCCGAGCTCGCCGTGCTGGACCCACACAGTGGCCTGTGCCGTGACAGCTGGCACATAGTCAGCTGACTCCAGCAGACAAAGCAACGACGTGGGCACGTGGAGGGGCGCTGCTCGCGCGCGTGGCTGGTAGAGGCGATCAAAGCCCAGGGGCTGCCCGAGGGCTGGAGTATCGCCCCGCCGTTCACGGTGCGCGCCGCGGTCCGTGCTGTTGGCAACGGTGTCCCGGTCCCGATGGGCCGAGCCCTGGCACGCGCAGTGCGACGGGCAATGGTCGAGGTGGCAGCATGACGAGGACGACACGATTCACATTGCATTCCGGCGGTCAGGTCGAACAGCGAGCTCTGGGAGGGGCGGGCCATGATCGGCGGCCGGGTGTCCAAGTCTCATCAGAACGTCACGCTCACGACCAACGTGCTCAAGCAGGCGGTGGGCTTGGACCTCGATGCCGCTGAGCAGTCTCTCGAGCAAGCACACGCGAGGGAGGTCCATGTCGCGCAGTAGCCGTCGTTCCACGCTGGCCGAGGGAAAGCTCTCTTCGGTCATCGACGCTCTCGTCGCAGAGGTCCGAAAGCTGTATCTGGACGACGAGATCCCGTGGGTCGTGGGCTACAGCGGTGTAGGGTCTGGGACCGGCCACATGCGCTTGGTGCGTAGGTGGCACCGGGGGACGGAGCGCCCCGCGGTTACTCGGACTGATAATTGACGAACAGCACCTCGATACCCGACGCCAGTAGCACCTCTAGTACCTTCTGAATCTCCGGAAAGGCCGCCCCGAGCAGGTACGGGGGGTACGGTCCCTCCTCCTGGGAGCTAGGCTCGAACTCGTCCTCCTGCAGCTGCCCTCCCCAGGGCTGGTTGGGTGGCCGAGCCCCGGCATCGTCCTGCAGGTACGTGGGCGGCGCGAAGGCCAGGTCGTCGTACAGTACGACCTTTACGAGGTTATTGTACCCGCCCGCGCCCAGTCCCTCGGTAGCCTCCTCCACGCGGAACGGCAGTATTAGGGCGGTATACTGGGCGGGCTCCTGGAAGGCTGCTCCGGACCAGTACGGCGCGTTGACGGTCGGCACCAGCTCCACGTACGACCCGGCACCGACCGTGTCCGGACCGGCCACCTTGTAGACGTTTCCGACCAACCTGCGGCTGTCCTCGCCCAGTTCCCTAACCTCCACCCACCTACCAACGTGTTCCTGGTTGAAGGCGTACGGCCACTGGGCCGTTAACCGCCGAGGGTTAACGGGGTTTACCGAGACGACCAATTCGGTGTCGAAGTCCGACAGAGCGGCCCGCAGGAAGCGTATCGTGGCCCCGGCGGTACCGCGTGGACCGAATACCACCTCCAGCATAGCCGCCCGCCACGCGTCCTCCGAGATGGCGGCCGGGTACGGGATCCGGTAGAAGTCCGACAGGACCCTAAGGGCGGAACCGGCCGTCTTCCCGACCACGGTATCTCGGAAGGCGTCCTCGGTAGCGCTGAGCGGTTTAAGAAGCATCTGGTAACAGCCCGGTTACGTGGTGCGGGAACAACTTCAGTTCGTCCGGAGGTACGGACGTTACGTCCAAGAAGACCTCGGAACCGCGGGACAGTGCTACGCGCAGGTACCTGTCCGGAACGACGTTTAGAAGGGCACCGTCGGCCTTACCACCATATTCCACGTGTACTCCCTCTATCCACACACGCCCCTTGGTGGGAAACGTCAACGTACTCTCCACCAGGGCGGTACCCTCCCCCTCCTGTAGGTCGTCCACCAACCGGGTAACGGGAACGCCGTATATCTTCTGACACTGTAGCCCGAAAGCGTGTAGAAACGTCTTGAGAACGCCGTCCGGTACGTCCTCGAAGGCTGGGGTAAGCCCCGCGGATACCACGAACGCTATGGCGTTCGGGGCCGCCAGGGCGGGCGCTACGGTGGCGGCGTCTAGGGCCGTCAATAGGTACTGGGCACCGGGCGTTAGCTGTGGGTGTACCCCCAGGATTACCACCAGGTTGGACGGGGCTACCTGGACCGACGCCACCGTAACCTGCGCCCCCAAAGAAGTGAGTACCTTTAAAGACCACTCCGAAGGATCGTCCACCGTGTCCGGGTCGACGGCCACGCTGAACGTCGCCCGCAGCGTGGAAAGGCTGGTAACGGCTACCGAATCCAGATAGAGGCCCCCCTCCACACCCCACGGCGACCCCCACGGTTTGTCCCCCCAGTCCACCTTACGGCTCCAACCTCGTGAGCGACCACGTAAGCTGCAAGTTGACCGCTGTAGCCGTTTCGGCAAGATGAGACAACGACACAACATCTGCCGCAGATAGGTTCAGCAGACGATGAACGACGACCTGTGCCGACTCTCCCGACGTAACGGCGTTACTGTATGCGCGTACTGCGGTATCTTCGGTTCCGTTCACAGCCGGTACCAACTCAAACACCCAATCGGCAGCCGGTGCCCTGAACGTAGCTACGGCTTCAAACCGGTAGGCGCCGGCACCCGATGCTTGCACGGTAAAATCGTCCGATCCATATGTCAAGTACGGCGATCCCGACTCGTAGTGAGCTGTGGCACCGGTTACCTTAGCATAGGTTACAGACGTAGAAAAGGCACCGTCAACCAGTTCAATGAACCCGTACGAGGCCCTCATCTTTTTAACAAGGTCCTCGACATTAGCAGCTGCGTGAACCAACATCGCCTGGATCAGATCAGCCGCCACAGCCTTGATATCGGCGCGCGACAGGTTGTAGTCGGCGGCCTGGGCCAGGGTGGTGTCCGGGGGACCATCGTTGGTAGTGTCCTGCTCGTTGTCGGGAGGTACCGACGACGGATAATTGGAAGTTGGTAGCGCCATGCCCCTACTCCAGTATGGGTTCCTGGAACAGCGACCGGGGTCCAGTCGCGAACACCGGCTGTAACCGGTTACGTATACGGTACGTTTCCGCGCAGCGCATCCTGCGAACGACCTTAAGGCCCCCTTCGATCAGTATCTCCTGACCGAATCCGGCTCCGTACTCTACCCCCACGTCGTACAATCCCTGGTTAAGCGGTGGAACGGTAAACACCAGACCTACCGACGATGGCGGACTAACCTTGTCGAACGGTGGATAGACCACGGTCCCGCCGCCCGGAACTGCACCGTAAGCAAAATCACTAACGGGATAGGCGGTCCCCACGGCATCGTACAGACGGATACGGTACGGGTCCTCACCGACAGCGGTCACCACGACCGTAACCAGGATCCCGCCTTCGTCAGGTACGACCTGTGGAAACAGGTACGGCGCCGGCGATCCGTCACCATAGAGTGGGCCCGGACTCCCGTAACCACCATCGAGGTAATCCCCGACCCACGCCGGGGGAGTTGGACTACCCCACCCGAAATCGGGATCATCCAACCAACTGCCCGGCGGGACCGGGTTACCGTACCCCCACTCCGCCACGTTAATACCGCCTGCGCAGGCCGAAGGTAAGGAACAGGTCCTCGGCCGGTGTCGTCGGAGTCGGTGCGATCACCCGTGCGGCCAGCACGTGAGAGGCAACCAGTGTAGGTGGACTTCCTAGCATCGAGTTGTTAACGGTAGGGGCTCTGGCTGAAGCTGGTAAGATGACGGTTGTCAGCAGCGTAGCGGCCCCCCAGTTGTTAGCGGCGAACTGCGCAAGTGTCATATCGTAGATCTCGATGCTGGTGTTACCGGTGGCGCCCGAATCCTTCAACACCGCTGAGATAGTGTGCAGTGAAACCGACTCGGGCAAGATCTGTGCTACCAGCGCCTGCGACTGTGGCGTGGCCGCCGATACCAGGATCTGCCCCGCCACGGAGAACGAGACCGGGGTACGGGACTGTGTTACCGCCTTTGGGTTCGCGGCGACCAGCGGAGCCTCAGCCAGCTCCACAACACCCAAAGTACCGACCTCGGCAGGGTCGATATCCGACCCGGGGTGCGTGTGGGTGGTCAACAGGGACTTTAATTGCGCCGTCCACAGGAACAGTAACTTCACCTTGTCCTGCCAAAACCGCTCGTACTTCGCGGGTATGACCTGCCCTATCGAATCGGCCACGTTTACGTGAACGCGGGCACTCTCCGGTGCCTTTACGAAGTCCGATTCGCTTGCTTCGGGGACGCTGTCCGTCACCGTAAGGAACACCAGATAGGTGCCGATTACCGTAACGTTTAACAACTTTGGGTTTTGAGTATTGGGGAAGTCGAGTGTGGCACTAGCCCCATCGGGCTGGTCCACGATCGACCACTGGTAGGTGTAGGGGCCTACGCCCCCCGATCCGCTTCCGCTCAGCTGCACCTGAGCCACAGGCAAATCGCCGTAGTTGTAGTTCTTATCGGCCCCAGCATCGGCTATCGGTGGCATATTTCACCTCTAATAGGCTACGTCGTGACCGTAGAGTGTTACGTAGCACCCATCAATTGCAGCACCAAGGGTAACGTCAACCTGCGGCGCGGACACAGGGAACGTCATGTCAGCCGCTACCGTTGTTACGGTAGAACCCCCTGGGGTAACGTGTACCGCTGATACCTCAAGACTCGATCCTCCCGTAAACGTTAGGCGAAATGATGTCGTGGTCCCGTTTGAAATTGTGGGGTTTCCAACGATACGTTTATGAGAACTTACCAGCGTCCAAGTCGAACCGGCTCGGGAAAACGTACCGCTAAACAACGTATCAACGGAGCTAGCTTTGTCGTTATCGAGTAACGTTATTCGTGTTTCATGGTCGGATATATCGGCTTCGGCGGTAGCGAGATCTGTATCAAGCTCCGTCATATCTCGCGGCGGGTTTTGAAAGTAAGCGTCGATCCCGCTTCCCTTCAGATTGGCCAGTTCGTAGGCGATCACCGACAGTACCCTGGCGATGCCGACGTGGGCCCACTCGATACCGACATCGTCGACGTTCGGGCCCAACAACTTCCCCGACCGGTAGGTGAAGTCGTCGGCGTCAGTACCGGCCAGGTTCGCGTCCAGGGCGTGGATTAACGTGACCGTGGGAACGTCCAGGGTACCGCCTTGAGGCGTCCACCCAGTAACCTGCGCAAACTTAAACCACCCGCTACCCGGGTATGAAACGCTCGCGAAGAACGTTACCTTTCCGCGGGTACGGGTCTCCAAACTGACGCTGACCTCCGTCTGGGAACCGACGCTCCACTGGCGCCGGGTGTCCAAGTCGGTGTCGATGGGGTCCCGTTTAAACCACAGGTACGGTTCCTCCGACCCCCCTTCAAACGCCGTCAGGTCCAGTGACTGCGGCCCTTGCCACGACAGCGCCGGATCGAATTTGTACACGCCCCCGGTACCGAGGCGACTGGTGAGTGGGTCCACGGGTGGTGTGATCTCCCCAGCGTACAGTAGGCACTCGGCCAGATCAACCGTAACGTCCACCGCCGTAGAGGTAACTACGAACTCCATATTCGTAAGCACGCCGGAGTGGGGACCTATCAGCCCACCCAGTACCTCCGCCAGGTACGCGTATACCAGCGTCTGTAGCGCGTTAGCGTCCGGTATGTCGAGGCGCTCGTTGTCCTCGAACCGGACCTTATCACCGGATACCACCATTATACCACCTCCACCTGCGCAGCGTTGGCCCGCAGCACGTGCCGGGACGTCGACGGGTAGACGTCCCCGGTCGGCTGCTGGAACGACAGGGTACGCAGTTCGTCGAACGACTGTATGAGCCGCGACACCAACCGGTTGATCAGCAGCGGTTCCCCGGGCGGTAGGTCGGCCATCCAGGAGACGATCTCGTCGGCCAGGTCCACGCGTAGCTTCGCCAGGTCGGTACCCTCGTTCACCACCACGTTAACCACGAACGGCACGATCTCCGGTAGCGGCGGCACTACCCGTACCCTGGTACCGGCCGCCCTCCACCCCGGGGTCTCGGCCAGGTCGCTCGGGTCGCCCTCTATCTCCGCCTGCAGCTCCCTAATGACCCCGGTGTAAACGTCGTAACCGGACACCTTCCAGTCCGACCCGGGGGGCATGAAGGACTGGTCCAGCACGTAGATGGCGCCCCTCTCCTCCACGCTGACCCACTTCGGAGGACTCCCTACCGAGACCGTGACGAAACCGCCCCCTGCGTCCACCTCTATGGTGTCGATGGGCTCTATCGCCGGGCCCTGGTGCCAGATTACGCTCTGCCCCTGGAGTGGCACGGTTCCCGTTACCTCCTGACCGGCCGCCTCGTACCCCTGCATACCGGACCCGTCGTCCACCACGAGCTCGGTATACCCGGGGCGCTCCGGGTCCTCGTAGGCGAACGCGTGCCGGATGCGGATCCCCTGCGAACCGGAGAAGGCTCGCGCAGCGTACTCTAGCGCCCGCGGCTGGCACCGGGCTAGCGACGACAGGTACAGCAGCGCCCTCTGCACGAGCTGTTCGTCCGTCTCACGGTCCTGCCCGCCGGTCACCGGATTTATGTTGGTAACGGCGATGATGTCGTCGGGCCCGGAGATCAACCTGGTGACGGCCCCTATATCGGCATTGGCCGTTACCCCTCGGTTGGCCGATACCACGCTTATAGCCGGCGTAGCCGGGTTCGGCGGATACTCCAGCTCGCCGATGGCCATCGTCACGTTCTCGGTCTGGACGTACACGGCGTTAGCGTCGTCCTCGCGGGCGTATACCGTACCGGCGGGTACTACCAGCTCGGCTACGGCCGTGTCCCGCGTCACCTTCATGGAGGCACCGGAGGCAGCGCTGGCCTCAAGGCGCTGCACCCCCGGAGGTGGTAGCTCTCCGACCCGCTCGTCGAGGTCCGACCCGGCCGCTCCCTCCAGGCTGAAGGCGTCCCTGATCTTGGACAAGCGGAACTCGATATGCTCCATCTCTTCGGCGACGGCGCCCAGGATGGACAGGAGTACCGAGCCCTCACCAACATCAGTAAGGACGGACTTGGCCACGACGCACGCTACCATCTCCTGCAGTATCTCGTCCCTAAGCCTCGGTACGTACGGCATCTCGTTACCTCACAGCGCTAGGAAGGGAACGGTTACGGCCAGGTTGACACCGCCGACGGCCCGGAACTCGGCGTCCACACTCTGACCGTCCCCCGTGTCTTCGACCACGAGCTTGGTTACCCTGTCCACGCGGCGGTCGGCGTCCAGTTGGGACCTGACGTGCGCGGCCAGGTATCCCGACATACGGGAGAAGGACGGTTCCCCCACTAGCTTCGGCAACCCCAGGTTGGGGAAGGTAACGTTCTGCCTCTGCTCCGTCCGTAGCCTAACCGTCAACCCCTGTTCAAAGTTCGGTACCCCCGATATCGTCTGCACGTCGGACGGGGAGTCACCCGCCGATGCCACCAGATCCCCGTCCGCGCCTATGCGCAGGTCCGTCCCGAACATTACCGAGTCGGAAACTCCCCCGGGCGCCGCGTCCGCCCCCCCTACCGGTGCGGGAACGTACAGCACCGCCCCCGGCAGGATCGGCTCTCCCGTATTCAGTACCCACGGGATGCTGATCCCGTTAATGGAGGCTACCTCCGGCCACCTGGAACGGTCACCCAGGTACTGTTCGGCGACGTCCTGCAGGGTCTCCCCGTCCCCGACAACGTGTACGAATACGGGCCTCTTCTGGGTGGACACCAAGCGGGGGGACGTACGCGATTGCGGGGCCACCCTATCCCTGGTAAACCCGAACCTTATATACGCCTGACCGTAGGCGGAGACAGCCGACCTGCGGGCCTCCGAGATGAAGTCCATGGCAGACCGGAGACCGGACCTAGCGGCCGCGCGGTTGGTGTACGGTAGCGCCGCCCACGTTTCTACCAGGGCGCTGGTGGTCTCCTCGGCCAGTACCCCCAGCTCTTCTATCGCCTCGCGGGGCCACGCCACCAGGGAGGCACCGGCGTTAGCGGCCGAGTACACGTTCCGGGATAGCCTCACCAGTGCCCTAACCGGGTACTTGAAGCTGTCCAGGGCGGCCTTGGTGTCCCGCAGGTAGGACGTCCCGGAAGTAATTATCTCGCTGGCCGAGTCTATGGCGCGCGCCGACGCCCGCAGGGTCTGGCGCAGGGTACCGAAGGCTAGGAAGTTGTGGGCCTTCACCTTCTCGTACGCTACCAGAACCAAATCCCACTCGTACGAGTGCCTGCTGCTACCCGTGGCCCGGGACCAGTTAAACTGCTGCGGCTCTACCAGCAGGTCGTGCTCCTCCCACAGCGCGCGGACTACCATGCGCACGCCGTCCTGCTCGATCGTCCTCCCCGGGTTGCGCTTCTCCGCGGTGTCTAACCACGCCGTGGTCGGTACCCCGGCGAGCTGCGGGTCGACCCCGGTAAACCTCCACCCGGTGGTAGCCTTGGTAGAGGCGCCTATGACCTTCGGGGAGGACACCCTGCGCGCTGCGTCCTCGTACTCCCACCGCTTAGCCAGCTCCTGGTACTCCTCCATGAACCGCTCGAACTCGCGGAACAGGGCGGGCCCCTCGTCGTAGCGGGTCCTCCCCTCCCAATCGGTACCCAACCTGTAGCGGAGACCGGAACGTCCGCGGATATTCAACCTCTCCTCGCGCACGCCCGACCGTTCTAGGACCGGTAGGTCCCCCATGGTCCACGTCAACAGCGAGGATTCTTCCCTATTCTTGGAGTAGAAGTTGACGAACGGTAGCGAGAAGGCCCATAGGAGCCTCCCCTGCATGTACACCTCCAGGATGTAATTGACGTCCCGTACCGTGATATCGCTACCTCTTGGCACCTACTCCTCCTCGTCCTCGCTGATGCGGAACAGGGCCGAGGACATCTTCTTCTGCAGGGCCGCGGTAATATACGGCTCGGATGGACCGGTACCTGGCCAAGCCACCCCCGTTTCGGTAATAACCTCATTGACCCATGTCACTAGCTCTGCCACGAATACGTTAAATTTACCCGCCCACTCCTTGAATCCGTTGATCCTCATCAAACGATCGACGGTGTCCTTACCCTCGCGGGAAACACGTATAACTCGATCCTTACCGAGCTGAAAATTAACGTTCCCCTTGGTCTGAGCACTCCCCCCTACTTCATTCGAGTCGAAGATCAACTCCCCGTCTTCGGTAAGCAAGAAGCGTGCGCCCCCGTTCGACCAGAACCAGTCCTTGGGGCCGGGTCGGGAATCACGGTCCTTGTCCTGCGCCGTCGGCTTCCTCCTCTTGGCCTGGACCTTAACGGAGTCCTTCTGCCGGCTCTGTACCGTCCCTACGATGATCGGGGTTCCGAGACCGTCCCGGTACATTACCACGGCCTGCGAAGCGTCCCCACCCAGGGCCAACGAACCGGACCGCTCAGTCTTACCTACCTGCATAGGGACGTAGGACGTCCGCTCCGCACCGCCCCCCTGAACTACCACCGGAACGCGGTACCAGGTGCGACCGCTAGCCGGGTCCCAGACGTCGTAGAATACGCGCCCACCGATAACGTGCGACGCCCGCACGATGGTCACGGCGCAACCGCCGCGGCGGATCATGCGCACCGCGTGATCCTCGAACGGCATTCCGGAGGTACCGCTCACGGCGTACCCCCCGTACCGGCCCCGGAACCGCTCTGCATCTGCTGGAACAGCTTGCGCCGCCTGCCGCGGACCGGGGCCCCGCGCATGGTCATAGCCGGCCGCAGGTCCTCGGAAACGTCCGGCAAACCGCGCGTGAAAGTAACGGCGGTACGGCCCCGCACGGTTGGTCCGTCCACGTGCACGGTGTGCGTCACCGTCTCCACGTACCCCGTTATGTGCTTCCACGTGCCGCCGTCCGGTAGCTCCATGGTTATTACCTTACCGGCCCTAATGTCCGGTCGGTACCGACACGTTACCTCACCCGTCATGAACTTAGCGGCCCCTCCCATGAACTGGGCCGCTTGTACCGCCACCGTACGCATGTGCCGCAGCAGCGAATCCGGGCTCTCACCCTGCTGCCCGGCGTCCTTGGTACTCTCCTTGTTCTCCTGCTTGTCCGGGTTCACCGGCGCGTAGAACGGCCACGGCGGCCGGTACAGGCGTAGCCCCGATACCCGCAGATCGTCTGGGGTAAAGATGGGCAACCCGGCGTTCTCCATGAACGAGATGACAGAGTCGGGCTGCGTGGGCAGCCCGACCGTAACGGCGTTCACGTGCCCGAGGTCGGACATGCCCCAGCTAACGGAGTACACCTCCCCGCGGTCCACCTGGTATCCCAGGTCCGGCCTCCACGTTATCCCCTGAAACAGCTCGTCGTCTATGTCGATGGCCTTTATAATGCGGTTCGCGATTTTAATGTGCCGGTCGGGTATCCTCCCCTCCCGTAGGCGCTTACGCAGGTCGAAGGCCAACCCCACCAACCCAGGAGGAGCGTACAGCTCGGCCCACTCCGAGAGCGTGCGGTGGGTACGCCACGGCCTCATCCGGTAGACTAGGACGGGGTTGAGCCCCAGGTACCTCCCGGTCCTGGAGGCGGGCCTGGAACCGCCGACGGGCTCGAACACGGTCTCCTTGGTGGTCCCGGACCGTATCTGGGTGGGGGCGGTCGGGGACACTACCTGCCCGACCTTAACCCGCCTCTTGGTATAAGCGATCCTGGCGTTTATGGCCATGACCTCCTTCATCTTGTCCGGGTCGACTATGTCTGTCTTCGGGTCTACCGCCAGGTCCACATCCCGCAGGCCCGGTATACCTGGTTCCTCCAGGGTGGGGAACAGTTCCAGCATGTTGTGGGCGGGCACGAAGGTAGACAGGATCAGGTCCATGGCGGACGTGCCGGTCGGGTTTATGGAGTTCATGCCCATCAGGCTGGGTCCGCGGACAGGGTCCACCACCGCGTTGGGGGCGTACGCCTTGGAGCTCTCCACGTCGTGCACCACCCGGATAGCGTCCCCGATAGCCTCCCCGCGCATGGACGGCGGCAGGTACATGGTGTCCAGCAGCAGGAACTCGAACACGTCCGCCAAGGACCGACCGATGTTGCCGTCGAGGGTGGAGAACAGGGATTCTACCACCAGGTCCCAGTCCTCGTACCGGAACATCGTAGCGTAACTCAGGCTCTGCAACCCTGGCGATACGTACACGGACGTCCTACCGAGGACGTCCAACCACGAGGAGGTCACCACCGAGACCGGGTTCGTCTTGATACCGCTGCCCGCCTGCATGCTACCGTTTACGTCGTTGATAAACCCCCAGGACATGGCCTTCCCCGTGTCCGGGTCACGCAACACCAGCCAGTCACCGGTGCCGAACGTGGTCCACCCGCGGCGCGGAAACTGGAACGTTAGCTGGATGGCCTCCCACGGTTGGTTGACGCTGTGCGACCAGGACAGGCTGAGGGCCTTCCCGTTTAGGTACTGAACCCGGTCCCCGGCGTCCTCCTTGATCTGGTCCCTGGGCCGGTAGGACGGGTGCAGCTCTATGATCGGTACGCGTACGCTCACCTGGCCCTACCCCCGCGCATGGTGTCCCCCATGTAGCCGCGCAGCGACCCTCCCTCCTGTACGAACCTCCCAACGTCCTCCTTCGAGTAACCGGCCTGTACGCCGGCGACCTCCTTCAGCTTACCGGTAATCGTACCGCCCGCCTTACCCATAACGTCTAGGATCCTGTGTATCATGTGGACGTCGTCCAGGAGACCCCGCGCGTCCTCGATGGAGATACTCTGCAGCAGCGACACCTGCTGCATGGCCCCCTGGATGGCTAGCTCCCTTCCGCCCGCCATCGGCAGCCCCGGCATCCTGCGGCCGCGGGCCAGCGGGCCAGCCGCGGCACCGGCCTGGCCCATCGTCAGTCCCATCGAGGCGAAGATCAGGTCCGCGTTGGCGCCGAACTGACCGGTTATGGCCTCCCTGGCGAAACCGGCCGCCCCTCCCGGGCCGGCCGCCCCTTCCTCCAGGGCCCGTACGGCGCCCCTGATACCACCCCCGGCCCGGATCGCCCGCGCCATTACGGCCTGCTGCCCGAGGCCTTGGAACCCCCCCAACAGCCCACCCCGGGCTCCTCCCACCGTTCCCGCGAGCTGGGCCGCGAACCTGGGGAGGCGCAGCCCGGCGTCCTCCAACCCCTGGGTGGAGCGGAGCTGGTTCATGAAGTTCTCGGTACCCTTCAGGTTGGTGTCGATACCTTGCTCGGCTAGCTGGGTGGTGGACCCGGCGATGATCTGCAACCACTTGTCCAGGTTGGCGCCGCGCAACCCCTGCGCGAACGCCATCGAGAGCTGGTTGCGCGGGTTGGCCCCGGCGGCCCCGGGACCACCCAGGGCACCGGCTCCGCGGGCCTGCAAGCCGGAAAACTGCGCCATGGCACCGATACCGGCCCCGCTCAGCGACATCCCCAGGAAGTTTGGGGTCCCGCCGATGGTTCCGCGCTGCGCCGCGAACTGCTGCGCCATGGCGGCCGTCTCGCCGGGGGCGAACCCCAGGGCGGCGCCCCTCTCCAGGCTAACCCCCACCCCCCCGAGCCTCGACAGCCCCTGCTGCCTGGTGATCTGCATCAGCTGCTCGACCCTGCCGACCCGCTGCTGCATACCGGCCGACATGAGCTTCAGGGCACCCTGCGCCAGACCGGACAGGCTCCGCATGATGCCGCCGACGATAGGGATTCCGCCCCCGATACCGCCAAAACCCTCCATTACCTCTTCGATCGCGCCGGCCGCCTCGCCTATGGCCCCCTGACCCCCCGTTCCGCGCCTTCCCTGGAACATCTGCTGGCGGCGCGGCCCGAACACGGCGCCCGCCGACCCCATCAGGGACGCCATCATCGACGGGGCCCACCCGGCTC